CTACAAGACGTTTAGCTAATCTACGAGCAGTTGGCGAAGTATAACCATACTCCGCCAATATTGCATGTGTTCTCGTATCTTTAGCACTAGCAGTTGCATTAAGTCCTTTCATTTGGTCTACATATCGCAACATTCTATCTCGCATTTGAGCACCAGTTCCTTTATTAAAATTAGGTTCTTCACCGTAATTTTCCATATACCATTGCCTAAAAGCAAAATCAGGAATAAGCGAATCATCTGCTGTAATAGAACTTACAACTGCATTATAAACTCTTGTCATTAATTCGGTGTTACCACCACATTGTTTTTCTAAAGCATCAAAAGCTTTATGTTTTGTTAAATTAATTGGAAGACAACTCATATATCAAATTATCTACATGTAAAATTAATAGTACCATTATTTAATTTATTAGCAAGTTTAGCTTGCTCGTCAAGAGGAACTCTGTCAACAAGAGATTGAGCAGAGGGAACTTCAGTTAAACTACTACGTCTAATACTATTGTTAGTAGTAGAAAACTCACCATTATTATCAGTTGCTGATTTAATTTGATTTGGATTAGATACAATGTAATCCGTTATATAAGGCTCCTGTAGTATGTCTTCCCCGAAAGGTAATAGCTCCAACAATTTTGTTTTAAGACTCTCAAAAACATTAGTTACTATAGCTCCTTCAGAATTATTTATAGAAGTTATCTCTTCTTCAGACAATTCATATACACCTTTTTCATTAGCGTCTATTCTTACAGGTTGTCTTATATTCAAAAATACTGGATATACACCAGTTACATCTACTCCTTTTGTTATTAGTTCTTCTACTTTGCTTACTGATAAATTTACAATTTTTGCTATATCTTCTATAGGCAAATCTTCATTATATAGGTCTAGTATCTGAGGCAAACTAAAGCTGGCATCGTCTATAGCAAATTGCTTAGCATGACTTATAGAAGTAGTTGCATAGAATTTTTTATGTAAACCATTTGCTTCAGTTCTATCCATCCTACTTCTACTATTAGGATGAAATTCATTAAATTCATTAGCCTGTCCATGATAAACAACTAAAGGTTCACCATTTTCATCAACAACTTTAGAATAATCCAATTTATCGTTATTGAATACATAATGATTATCTTCTAATTTAGCATAACCATTTTTAACAAGAGATTCCCATACATGCTTAGCATCATCAGACATATTAGATAAAGAAGCACTTCTAAGACTACGACCTTTTCTTGCTGCAACCTTTGCGGCTTCATAATACATAGCTTTTCCATACCCTTTACCTCTAAACTCAGGTTCTAATTCTAATGCCCAACCTACTTCAGGAAATGTAAGATATTTATCATCAGTAATTGTTTCGCCATCTCTATTTATTACAAGATTTTCAAAATGAAAACTCCCTGCAAATTTACCATCTACAAAGAATGGAAATTCTGGTCTATATCCAGACATATCTGCATTATCAGCATTAAATGTACCAGCACCAAGACTAACATTATTAGCAAACGGATTGCCAATCCAATCACCAAACCACTCTTTAAAAGCTCTAGTTCTAACTTGCAACCATTGTCTTTCGTTAAGATTTGTATGTTTACCATTAGGAGCTAACATATAAGTTCCATTGGCAATAGCTTCTTCCTTTATATGATTCATTTCGTCAGTATAATCAGAAGTATACTCAGTTCTACTACTGAAACGTCTAAATCTCTTAGATGCTTTTTTAGTACGTTTGTTTATATCAGCATCTTCTTTAGTTTGTTCAACGTTATCTTCAGTTGTAGATTCAGGTGCAGGTTCTGGAATAGGAGTAGCAGGTTGCTCTTGCACTTCATCATTCCTTTCTACGGGGGAGCTAGTGTCAGCATTTGCTTCTCCACTTTTAACAGCTTCATCTGCTTTCTGATTAATATCTTTAAAGTCAATAGTAAGCTGAACAGGAGTTCTAGGTTTTTGTTGTTCTTCTTGAACAGGAGTACCAACAATATCTCTAAGAACTTGAAACTCTTGATAATAAAGAGAACCTTTTTTAATAGGCCAATTAAATATCTTAGCCAGCTTTTCCATTATTGCTTGGAACAAGCTCTTCTTCTCTTTCTTATTTTCGAAAGTTTCATCACTAGGAATTTCATTGAGTTTTCTGGCAAGTTCTTCTGAAGTAAGAGTTTCTACAAGAAATTCTTCAAGACCTTCATCAGTAATATTACCGTTTTCTTGATATTTATCTTCAAGGAAAAGATACTTACTAAATGTAGAATCATTAGTACCTATAATACTTTTAAATTTATTATAGATAGGTCTGATTTTATCTATAATATCTTCATTACCTGAATGTATAATAAGATGAAGTTGCTCATGAATTAATTTTCTAATAGCTTCTTGCTTTTGTGCTACAGTTCCATTAATCATATCCATGAACTCTCTACCAACAACTACTTGTCCTGGTTGAACAGTAATACCTGTAGCTTCATCTAATTCTGCTTCAGTTCCTACATTTGTAAAAGCATTAGTATTATTACCAAGATATTGGTCTACAAAGATAATATTTTTTGGGAATAAGCTAAGTATTGCATCATTAATTTTAACATTTATTGGCAATGTTCTACCTAATGTTTTACTTATTCTAAGATTAGTTGCTCTATCGCCTAGAATAAGTTTAGCAATAGCTTTTCCTTTGTCTTTATTGTCCTTGTCATTTAATATATCACGAACTTTATCAGCTGTAGTTTTTAGTCCCTCTTTTTTCGTTTCAACCTTTGGACTAGTAGAAACTCCAGTGTCAAGTTTAACTTTCATATTCTGAGTAGCACTTTGATTTCCATCAGAAATATGTCTAAAGTTAGACTTACCATCTTCACTAGGCTGAGTATTTACAGAAATAAGATCGTTTTCAATAATGAAATCATTAAAAGAATTAAACTTAAATTCTTTACCGTTAACTTCTATTACAAATTTACCGTCAATATCTCTGTAAACCATATTGTTTTTGGTATCAACTCTTTTATCATTATCTGATTCAATAAAGCTAGTACCAATGTTAAATTGACCATACTGAAGAATATCTTGAAGAATACTTGTTACAGCGTCAGGTTCTTCTATACGAGTTTTATCTTCACGATGTGCTCGTAAATTTTTAGCTTTAATTAAAGTACCTCTTCCGTTATTATATTGATGGGAAAACCTTATACTATGTTGTTGACCTTTATTATCTTTATATGATAAAGTAAAACCAATTTTAGTACCAGTATTTTGGTCTATAAAATCAGAAACAACTACTCCCCACATTAATGGAGTATGTCCTTGACTACCACTAAATAAATCTCTAAGATACGCTTCAAGTCTATCAGATTTTTCAGCAGCAGAACCAGGTTCATCTATTAGACGTTTAACTTCGTCCTGAATAGCTTTAAATACAGGAGCAATGCCTGCAGGAAGAGACCTATTTCCACTAGTCATACTAGCAATAGTTCTAGGGAACATATGAACATATTCGTGATTTCCATTCCTACTAGGAAATACGAGAGCTGTTCTACCTCTGCCAATACCCCAGCCAATGTTACCCCATTTAACTGTAGTTTTATTTACTCCATTTTCAGATTCAACACCCTTACCTCCAACAGTAAGTTCACCTTCTCGTTTAGATACAGCAATTCTTACTTTACCTTTATGGTTAGAACCAATGGCTTTACTAATGGGAATAGGTTTGTTATCTTTAGCATGAATAATTTCTCCTTCACTAATGCTAGCAAGAGTTACAGTACCACTTTGTTTAACTTCAAGTTCAAATACCATATTGAAACTTGGAGCAACCATATGCGTGAACCAATCGTCAATAGCTTGAGCTCTACGTTTCTTAGTAGTTTCTGCATCACGACCTACATAATTTCTATTAAATCTCCAAATCTTAGCAAGACCTTCAAGAAGTTTAACACCATCAGGATTTTTTTGAATATTGTCGTTTTTTATAGCATCTTGTACTTCTTTGTTAGCAAGTAGTTTGTCGGCTAAATCTTTCTTTTCTTTATCTGTAAGTTGATTAAATGCAGCTGTACAAATAATATCGTTAAGGTCTTTAATGTCAGCACTAGCATCAAAATCAACCCAACGAGTAAGTAAATCTTTAAGTTTGCTACTTATAGTACCATCTGGATTTTCAGTTATATCTGTTATAAGTTCATCATTAGTTTGTTGAACTCCATTGTCTTGTCTAGCTGATGGAATAGGAAGATAACCAATTCTAAAACCATCAACCATAAAGTCAATATGATTTTGTTTAACTACATAATCAATTTTTTGACCAGGTTTAAGATTATCAAGAATTCTATAGAAAGTAGAAACATCAGGAGAATTATGAGCAATCATATCTCTAAGAAGACCATCATGATTTATACCATAAACTCCATTGATATTAAGAAGGGTTCTAGTTCTTTGACTATTATCAACTTTTGAATTAGCTACATAATCTTCAAATGTTTGTTCAGTAATAACATACTTATCTGGATTACGTCTGAGACTTTCAGTCAAAGCTTGATAAAGAATATTAGCAGCTTCGTTAGTTTCACAAACTTGATTACAATAACGTAACAAATCAGTAAGACTAATATAATATTTACCATCAATATAATCAGCTGCTACTTCCTTTGCATACTTTTTAACAAGACGATTAATAGATTTATCAAAATCTTCTTTTATATCAGATTTACTATCTTCTCGTATAGCACTGGCTTTAAGAACAGTTTCAGCTACTTCTGCTGATTCAGGTTTCTTAAGTCTCTCAGCAAGAGTTTTAATCTGATTAATGCATTTATCTATGATAGCATTAAGTTGAGATTCATCTTCAAGTTTACCTTGATGTTTTTCTCTAAGATACTCTTTAAGACCTTCCCAATCTGTGTTAGTCTTTTTAAGATTATTATCTCTAACTTGCTTGACAACAGCGTTCCTTATTTCATCTGTAAGTTGTTCTACAGGGGTTACTTCAGGAACAGGAGCAACATCATTAAGGACCTCCCCCATAGAAGGGATTGATGCATTAGCAGCAGCTACTTCATCTGGATTTAAACCAGTAGGTCTTGGAGCTACAGCTGGAGCAGGTTGTGTTCCTTGTGCTTGTTGTGTTTCAGCAGCTTCAGCTTCTTGTTCTGCAACAGCCTCAGCATTCTCTTGACTAGCGACAACTAAAGTACCATGCCTAACAATCTTATTAATATTACCATTTTCATCAACTTCTACAACAGGATTACTGCCTATAATATAATTGTCGTCAATCATGCTTACACCAGGACCTGTTGTAAACATATAATCTTGTTCAGAAGTAACAGCTAAGTCACTATAAGCTTTAGCTAAATCTCTTTCTAGTTTTACTCTTTTACTACCATCAGGGTCATCAGTAAGTTCATTAAGTTCTTTTTGCAGTTTTTCAATTTTTTCTCTAACTTCTTCATTTTTAGAAGCTGTATCATCTTTTGCGTGAGTATCGTTGTTCATTTCAACAATAGCTCTTCCTTGCTTATTATCAAGATTAATAACAGCTTCTATTTCTCCATTAGCATTATATCTAAAACTAAGATATTCACCGTCGGCATTGCTCTTCGGTTGTGGCAAAGGTTGTCTATTAGAATTGCCACTAGAGCCATTCTCTTGGCTTGTGCTGCTTTCTCCCTGCTGACTTGATATGTCATTTGAGCCAGCGTTTTGCGATGCTGAGGATTGATTTTGATTTACTGTATTTTTCTTTCCTTGTGCAACTCTAACATCAGCATATTGTTCAAGAATACCATCAACATATGTAAAGAGATTTTCGTTAGCATCTTTGTCAAGACGTAAAACATCAAGTACATCATTAAGAGTTTTAAGTTCATCTCTAGTCAAACCTTTAATCTCTTCAAATTTCTGACGTGTTTCAAATGCTGCAAGCAAAGCATATCTTATGTTTCTAACACCATGTTTATCAGCAAGATTTTCAAGAGTGTCAATAGCTTGGTCAATAGCTGCAGAACGAGCTTCATTAAGAAAGTTATTAATATCGCTAACTCTTTGACGAAGTTTATCTTCACTATTAACAACTTCATCACGAAGCATTCGTTCACCAATCATCAAGTCAGAAATAGCGTTATAAGCATCAATAAGTTCATTGCTGATACCTTTAGGTTTACCTGCTTTCTTATCAGCTGCAACTTGTTCCCTAGCTTCTTTAAGAACTCTATCTGTTCTGCGTTGATTATCATCAACAACACTTAGTTGACCAAAGTCAGCTTCACTAAGATTAGCAAAATCCTCACCGTACTCGGCAAGAATATCCTTATCCATATTAACAACTTTCTCCCTAAAGGCTAGGTAATCTTTAGAGTCATAATTTAGACTTACAGATACTTTCTTATCAGCACCTATAACAGCTTCATAAGCTTGAGCATTTTGCATAGCAAAAAGAAGATGTGCTCTCTTTTGGTCAGGATTGATTTCACTAATCATATCAGTAGCAATTCTGATATTATTGTTTAGTTCTTCAAGTTTTTGTTGACCAGTTATAGTATGAAGTCTTGCTTTATCTTTTTGAAGAGCCTTCTTTTCAGCCATCAAATGACCTAATTCATAAGTAAGATTGCGAAGACGAATAGTATCTTGATAAGGAACAGTAGCATCAAATCCGCTTTCAGCACCTTCTTGACCTCTATAAAAAGCCTCTTGTTGTTGTCTAGTAAGTTCCCATGCAGCTAATTGACTTTGAACTTCTTCAAGACTAAGTTGACTATCAATATTTTCTCTAGCAATAAGTTGAAGAATTTCAATAGGAATTTCTTGTTCATCTGTACTATTTGCTCTTTGTCCGTTAATATAACCAGACATAGCGTTAAGCCTTTCAAGATTACTATCATAAAGTTCAACAATATGGTCCATTACACCTGTAACATCTTGTTGAATTTTAGCAGCTTCTTCTTGAGTCATTACTCCTTTGTCTATGATAGCCTTCTTAACTTCTTCACTAGTAAGAAATTCTCTAAGCATATCGTAATTACCTGTATCTAATGCTCTAAGAGTCATACGAGTAACCATATCATTATATGCTTTTTCTCGAAGAAGTTCAGCATTTTTAGAATTAGGGTCTATTGAAGCACTAACTCCATGTTCATCTTTGTCGTATGGATTAAAACCATCATCAATCTTTTTTACCATTTCAAGATAATTTCTGAAATCAGCATCACGCTCATCTATTTCATTAAGACGACGTTTAATTTCAGGTTTTTGCCATAACTCAGACCAACTAGGTTTTTGAATAGTTTCTTTAGACTTATCATCTGTCTTGCCATATCCTTTCTTTTTAGCCTCACGATAACCTTCTATAGCACCACGAGCTCTATTGAAACTACTACCGAGACCTTGAAAAACTACACCACCCATGACACCCCAAAAAGCACTTTCCCAAAGAGCTGGATTATTGGCATATTTTTTAAGTCTATTATCCCAGAAGCTAGACTCATCTTCCATGCCTAACATAACATGACCGAGAGTCATACCCTCTTGTTGAGCAATATAGTTTACTGCTTCTTCAACACCTTCACTCATTTGAGCACCAAAAGCACTAGCACTTCCTACAGTATAATCCCAAGCTTTAGTTCTAGCGTTAGCCCACTTGCTACGTTTGGCAATAGCTTCTGCTTTTTCTTCTAGTGACATTCCTGCATATTTAATGCTATCTTTATTTTTGATATTAACACTACCTCTATTACTAGAAGATTTTCTCATTCCTTTAAGAGGTATATTACGAAGTGCGTATATTTGCCAAATGTCAAAAGCAGTATTAGCAAAATCCAATTTAAAAGTCTCATCAGCAGATTTTCTTGCAATAGCTTTAGCTACTGCATTTCTGTCATTAGTATCTACATCTTTACCAATAGTTTCAGAATTCCTATCAAGAAATGCAGCATATTCTTCGTTAGTCATTTGACTAAGTTTATCAGAAGCTTCATTATACATATCAGTATAAGTTTGTCTAGCTTCTTGATAATTTTCCATGACACGACTAAGAGTACCTGTTATTGCACTCTCACCCATTATTCTTCTAGTTTCTCTAGCAGAACTTGTATTAAGTTTTGCAGCAAGTTTGTTAATCCTAGAATTATTTTCAAGTCTAGTAGCTCTTCCTAACCAAGATGTAGTAGCTTTAGAAGCAGCACCTGCAGCTTTACCTAATTTACTCGCTTTAGCTGCTTTTCCAATTCCACTAATAACTTTCATTGCAGCAGTAGAAGGAAGTAAAAGAGTTAGTGAACTCATAATACTTGGCATATTACTAGCCCACCAACCCATATCTGTAAGACCACCGTTACTTATATCAACACCAGGTGTTGTATAAATTGGAGCAACTTCGTTATTAAACTTATCTTGCCATTCTTCAAGTTTTCTACTAACAGGATTACTGTAATCTTTATCTGAAACTCCTACAGCTTGACCAATAGCATCGATTAAGTCCGAAAATCCTCTAAGAGTACCAAGACCAATTTCTGAAACAAGTGCTTGAGCAAGACCATTGCCGAGTTTAGTCATACCTCCTTGAGCTTCAGCAAGTTGTTTGTCTAAACTTCCGTTATTAGCTTCATAAGCATTCCATTGGATACCATGTCTAGCATATTTGTCTACTTCTTTTTCAGGTACATAAAATCTATTTTCAGCCTCTTTTTGTGCACCTTCTGAAAAGAACCCAGTTGTAGGTTCTAGATTAGGAACTTCTATAAACTGGGGTTCTTTATTCTTTTTAGACTTAGGATTATAGTTAGGATTTTGAACTACAATTTTACCTTTATTTTTTATATATTCAGTAATATTCATTATCTATACTTTCTAATATTAAGTTGTAAATTCTTATATACTTCAAAAATATCCATAAGTCGTTTATATTCTAGTGCACTTCTAGATGCTCTATATTTAGCAAGTCTAGTAGGAGAACTAAGAATATCAAATACAGTCTTAATATATTGCTCTTGATTTCTTGGGTCTACAATATTACCATTCTCATCAGCAAAAGAAAGACCGTATAATTCATTCATTTGTGAAATAGCAACACCTTTCATTTGAGTTTCTAATTCACTACTATCGATAAGACCTCCATCTATATTAGTATATTGCGACAATAATTGCCTTGTAGCAAGTTCTACTGTTTTAGATTTAGCTATTTCATTTGTTACTTCATCAGGAGTCAACCAATCAGTATGCTCTACTATGTTACCATTAGCGTCTTTAACCTTACTAATAAGAGCTCCTTCTCCATTAGGATATAACTTTATACTTCTATCATCAACAGTATGATACACCGCACCAAAAGATTGAAGATTATTAGCAATTTGTTTAGCTTTAACAATAGGGTCGTTATCTATGGCTCTTTGTGCTTGTTCAGCAAGCATTCCAGGTATAAAAATACGACGTTGTCTACCTTGAGTAGCTGTATTATTATCTACGTCATCATCATCTGAATTTTTACGTTCGTCATCAGGTGTGCCTATTGGAGCAAGTTCTATAGCTAATCCTACATTACCACCTTCTACAACATAAGCATATTTACGACGTTTAGGGTCAGTACCAGTTATTTCTCTAATTATTTGCTCACGTTCTTCTTGAGATAAAGGTCTAAGCTTTCCGCTATTATCATCGTAATAATCAGAGTATATTTCTGGATATCTATCAACACTATAAGCTAAATTTAATTCACTATCTATTAATTTTTCTTCATCTTCTGATGGAACATAAGGAGCTGCTATAGAATTATGAACAAGGTCTCCAACATTTTGAGGTGAAAATATAGCATCAGCTGCATTTTTAGTTTCATCAACAAGACCACTCATAACACGTATTGCATTATCTCTATGGTCTGTTGTTCTAACTAAGTTACCCTCTCTGTCATAACCTTTTATTTCAACACTTTGTGTTCCACCAGGTAAAAGTAAATCACTAACTTTACCAAAGAAACTTTTATCAAAATCTCGAAGTTTACTTAAACTAACCATTAATTGATTAGCTAACGGATTACTTTTATCAAATGATATACTTGAACTACCATCTTCATTTCTTTTAACAATTACACCAGCTCTATCTAAATCTAATTGACTTAAACCTGATACTTTATAAAAGTTGTCTATAGTCATATTATTATCTTTAGATAAAGCATCAAAGCCTAAAAGTTTATTTTGCGCTTGTTGAAAAGTAAATTCAAGTCGAGTTGCAGCTTTACTTCTTAATTCTTGCTTTTTACTTTCACTAAGAGTACTAGGGTCAATAACGCCAGGTAATACATAAGAACCTAATGCTTGTTTAGCTACACCAAACATCTCAGCATATTTATTCCTATTACGCACTTGACCATTGTTATCCATTTGATTAAAATTGTCAAGACCTCCAGAAGTATATACATTACTTGAAAACATTAACTTTTGTTTGTCGTCTTCGTTTTGTATTCTACTATAAACAGCCTCAGCAATACTACCTTGGTCTCTCAGATTTTGAATATAACCCCAAAATCTTTCATCTTCTTTGGTGTCAGCAAAAGTATAATTAGATAGTTCGTTAGCAGCATCTATATACCTTTTTTCATTCAACATTTGCTGAATTTCTTTTTTCTTTTTATCATTGAACTCGTAATCAGCTCTAGTTCTACCTTGAGCAATAGGTCCAATATAAGAATATGTACCAAAATTTAATGCCATAATTCTTTTAATTCAATTTAGTGTTGTGATGGAAACATATTAAGAGCAGCACCTCCACTACTTTGTGCACTTCTATCTGCTTTTTCTCCTTCATTACCTCCTGCAACATAAAGATAACCGTTCCAATGTCCAACATTTCCTTGTGTAGCTAATTTATTGTTATCTTGAGAGCCACCTCCTCCAGGATTTGCAGGATTGAAATTATCTTCAGATTTAGCAATATTGAAATTATCGCTTTCACTTCTACTTTGTGTACTTGTAACAGAATAAGAAAGAGTTTTAGGATAATTAGAATCATTTATCATTCTAGCAATAAATAATTCAAGACTAGCATCACTTTGATTGTTAGTCACATTATTTTCATACTTTTGTTTTTCGTAAAGCTTATCTTTATAATCACGGCTATCAATCCCTTTTTCTTTTTGAATTTGTGCTAGTTCATTTTCTAATACTCCTATATGATGATAATAACTTTGATAATACTGTACTAATTGGTCAAACGTTATACCACTAGTACGAAGTATTTCAGCCATATTATCCTTTATGTCCTGTTCCGTTACTTGGCGTCTACTAGAACCACTCATTCTAGACCCACCGCCTCCAGTTCTAACACCAGAAGTATCACCGCTTTGAGATGACCATTTACGTTCACTTGAACTACTTGTTTCACTAGGATTAATAAGGCTAAAAGCAGCTTTAGCTAATTCGGCTACATCAAACGATTTAAGAGGAGCTTTTTTAGCTATATTTGCATCCTTAAGACCTATAACATTACCTACATCATCTGTATCAAAAGTTGGATTCCAAGTAGCTTGAGTATCATACCACCAATCAAAAGTTTGTTGGTCTATATCACCGCTTTCTACTCTTTTACGTTGTCTTTCAACTTCAGAAGTATATTCTTTAGACGCACTTAGTCTAGCATTTAATTCAGCATCAGTTGCTAATCTACTTCCTTCATCTATAGCTTTATTTATTGCTCCAGCATAGTCTCCTGTTAAAGCATATTCATTTATGCTATTTTCAATATTTTTAATTTTTTTATCTATGAAAGCATTATTATCAGGAGATGCATAAAGCTGTTCTTTTATGTTACCTAAAGTTTGTCTTACAGCGCTACGTTGTTGAGCTAAATTAGTTTCTCTTTCTTCTATTTTATTGAAAGCATTAGAAAGTAAACTTACATCAGCTGCTTGCGGAGTAAATGTAACAGCTTGAAAAGGAGTAGGATTAAAAGCTATTGATTGCAATGATAATCTATCTTGTCTAGGCATAACATTATTATTATTTTAAGTCCATGCACCAAGTAAATAATCTCTATCTCTTACAGCCTGCTGTTTGAAATCTTCACTAATATTAGGATTATTAATAATAGAAGCAAGTCTTGCTACTTCTCTATTAATTTCATCAGCAGAACCAAATCTTCTAAGATAAGAAAGTTCACCACTTCTACTAGCACTAAGTCTAGCCATTTCGATATCAGTGCGTTGTTTAGCGTCAGTGGCAAACGCATTGCCAAATGCTTGACCACTACCAGCAATAGCATTACCCCAAGACTGACCAGCTGATTGCATATAAGCAGCTCTAGCACCAACGCCTCCCATAATTCCATTAGTGAGAGCCTCAGTACTACCGAGGATTCTTTGATTTACTATATCATTGTTATATTTAAGTAAATCAATATATTGACCCATATAGTCTCTACGAGATTGAATATCAAGCTCAGCGTTCTTAGCAGCTGCCTCATTAATACGGTTAAGATTTTCTTGCTTAATAGCTTCTTCTCTATTTCCTTTTTCAGCATAGATTTTACTTCTAGCTTCATCGGCAGCGGTATTGATGCCGCCCATTCTAGATAGCCTAGCAGCAGAACTTAGAGTATTGTTGTTAACAGCCCGCATAGTTCTTCTAGCTTGTCTATTAACATCGGATAATTCAGGATTAACATTATAAACTGAAGAACGAACAACAGGCATATAATGCTGATTTCTAAAAGTATCCCTACTAAGCATAGACATATCTACAGTCTTAAGATTGTTATAAGCATTAGCAAGCATTTTACCTGATTCAAGATATGCATTATTTAATGCTCTACTAGCACGACTTGCACCCCAGTTTGTAAGAAGAGCTCCACCTATATTACCTAAAGTTGTAAGACCTGCACCAATAAGATTACCAGAAAAACTTGACCTTCTATTAGTGTTTCTATCATTTGGTAATGTTATTCCACTTAAATCTAAATTAACATTGCCAGTACTCCAACTACTTGTCCTTTTTGGTGTAATAGTAGGAACATTAAATTTTCTTCCTGATGCTATAGGAGCAATTGTACTATCATACATACTAGGATAAACATAATCTGGTTTAGGTCCATAAATCGGACCATCTACACCATATGATAATCCCCACCAAGCTTTACACCTTCCACCTTTCTTAAGCTGTCTTCTTGCAGCAGCTACATTAATACCTGACATGTCAAATCCTAAATCAGTCATAGGATAATCAGTAGGAAGAATATAATTAGTAGAAGCACCAGCAATAGCTGCATATCTATTCCTTCTTACGGGGGAGGTACCTTTGCTAGCTTCTTGCATAGCATATGCAACACTAGGCTTCATTCCAGCATTAATAGCTTGTGCAGGATTAAAACCATTAATACTATGTTTAGAAATAAACATACCACTATTTGGAGTAACCATCAGATATTCACCTTGATTACCATTCTGATTACCTTCTCCTTCTACTACTTGACCATCAGCGAATTTAATACCAACACCTGATTTATATTTTCCACCTTTAGTTTTATGATAATGATTATGGTCATTACCTATAATTTCATAAAGGTCGTAACCTTCTGGTGTTTGTCCAAGAGGAAGAACTCCACCACCATCAATAACTTGGAAAGGAAGATTGCTCCCCCGTAAAGGAAATTGTGCATCTCTAAGTTTCTTACTACTTTTTACTTTACCACCTTTTTTAACTTGTATTCTACTGGCAGCTCTTCTTTGTTCTGAATCAAGAGCACCACTTTGTAGTTGAAGATTCATTTGTAAATCTCTCTGAATTTGTCTATTAGCTTCATTTTCTTGAGCAATAAACTGTTGAGATTGTTGTTGAAGCTGATTATTATTAAGATTAGTTTGCTCAATAGCATCAGCTTGTTGTTTAGCGTTATTTATTGTAGCTGCAGATTGCTCTTTAGCAGCTCTTGCAGTTGCAGTAGCACCTATGCCAGCAGCAGCCATAGTAGCAGCAGCACCAATAGCAGCAGCAGCAATACTTTCACCAAACAAAGCTTTAGGTCTAGTATTTCTTAATTTTCTTTTTCTCATACGTTATAATCATTACTTGTTATAAAAGTAACATCTTCAAACTTAAAATCAGTAGTACGATTAAATATGAATCTAGCTACTATATATTTACCATATATTAAAGTGTCATCTTGTCTAAATGGTCTAGTACCAATTTGGTTGTTACTTCTATGAAGTATATTTCTAAAGTAATTAAAAGTCCATTTACCAAGATTATATCTAACTTTTTCATAATCGTTTATAGAATCATTACTTCTACCTGTAAGATTTATTTCATCAGTCATACAAGAATCAGTATAGATTCTAATAATATCACCTTTATATCTTTCTTCAGGATTTGTGTCATTATTTCTAAAGTTTTCTTCTGCCATGTTAATAGTTGAATCAAATCCTAGAACTTCATTACAAATCCATTGAATTGTATTTAATGTTTTAATATTTTCAAATCTATCATTAAATATAACATCAATAATACAATTTCCATGTTTACTTCCATTACTAGTATGAATTGGATACAAAGTATCATCAAGTCTTAAATCTTCATAAGTTCCAGGTTCAGTTCCAACTTTATGGATGTCATGCTCATTGGATATAAAATAACATTTAGTTTTAGTTTTAAAATGCCAATTAAATTTAAAATCATGTAAACTTATAAAAGATTTAGCAATAAAATCATAACTTAATGTAGCGATTTTGTTATCTGTGAATTCTATACAAATAAAAATTCTATTATTATAATAGTCGTCAGCTAAGTGAATATCCTTTATTCCAGTTCTTCTAAGTAGCTTACTAATATCATCTGAAAGAACTTTCATTTGAGCATTACCTGTATACAGGTAAATTCTACCACTATCTCTATCCCAGAAAGTATAACCAAACTCTGAAAGAATTTGATGCTCTTTACTAGCTAAACCTGCATAACCAAATTCACTACCAAATAGTTCTTGAATACCAGTGTCAAAAGGTTCAGACTCTTTCATTTGAACATCTTCGCCACCTGCAGCAGTAAGAGAATTTTGACCACTAAACTTATAAATAGAATCTTGTGTATGAACAAGTATGTTATCGCCTACAGCTACAAGATTAATAATAATTCCTTTGTCAGTAGGAACATTATAATAATCTGTAGGTGCAAACTTAAACATATTTATCTTAGCTTCATCTCCTTCAAGTTTAGAACTTCTAATAGTATTATCAAATTTAACAATAAGATTATAATTTGAATAAATAGAATATAACTTTCTAGTATAACTTTTATACATAGAAGGAAGTTCGTAAACTTCAGATAACTGACTACTTTGTTTTACTCTAAGAATGTAAGATTTTTTAGTATTATTTTCATCCTCTAATGTTTTGGTTACTATAACAGGAGCCAAATCTTCAGTTAATGCCAAATAATTAAGATTAAAGTTAGAATAAATAGTGTATTCAGTACTAGTAGATTGAATACTCCAAATAGTATTTTCATCTGGAGCAACCTCAAGACTTATACTTTGACCACTAGCACTTGATACTACACTTTTAAGATAAATATCTGACCCTGAAAAATAATAAGTACGTGCTATATCTCTTCTAGGCTTTTGCACTCTACAGAGATAACCAGGAAGATTAAGACTACGATATTCATCATATATAGTTCCTTGTTCAGCAATAATATATGGAGTACATTGTATCAAAGTTGTATATTCTTCATTAGCTTCATAAGGCATTTTAGCAAAGCCATAAGATGTATCTTGTAAAGCACTTTGAAATACACATTCTCCTGTACCTCCAAATGTAGCTAAGTTTTCATTATCATAACTAGCTCTATAATCAAATACTGCTTCACTGTCATCTTTTACAAAAATTATATCTTTTAGCCAAGGATATAAATTAGCATCAAGTTCTAGACAATGACCTAAACTAACACTATTTTGAGTCTCTATATCAAATATATGAGCAACAGTATTTTTAACATGAGCTATAGAGATAATACAGGACACATAACCATCAGGTAAATTTTCTGTAAAAGTAAATATAGGATAAATAGCAGGAAACTCATTATCAGATAACATTTCAGAAGGTTCATCTACAATAAGAGGTTCTTCATTTATCAAATAGCCATTTGTTATTTCACCATTGTTTTTTACTAAATGTAAATAGAAATTATAACCTTGATGTGGCACAAGAGTATATTCATTTCTAATAACATTATCTTTTTCTATATCGGCTACATTTATTGCAAAACTAATATTTATAGTAGTTTTTGTATATTCAAACACTGGGTCATCTACTCTCGGAGTATAATAAACTATAGTAAAATCTAGAGGCCCATTATAACTAGAATCTACAAGTTTACCAGTATTCATATTTACAGCATATGCTGCATTAACTATTGCACTAAGTATAACATCGATATTTTCTGATGTAACTTCTTGACTATTTCCATAGGTTAATGTATAAAGTCCACTAGATACTATAATTGGGTTAATTCCTGCGCCATCAACATCTATACCACCTATCCATTTATTTAAGCGTAAAATAAAATTTAATTTAGAATCAGTAGTGTAAGGAACTGCTTCATCATTAACAATAATATCTTTATTATTATTTAATAGCAGTTCAACTAAATTTTTAATTGAAACACTGGTTTCTCCAGATATGTCATCCAAAGAAGTAACACCTATATTAGTAATATAATCTATCTGAGCATTAGTAACAACTGTTACAGGTCTACCACTAAGTTTCACACTACGTTCCATTTGAATCTCATCAAACGAAACTTGAACACTCGAAGCATATGCTCTAAAATCAGGATTAAAATCGCTTTCTTTATAATTACTGATATATAGTTTATTTTTGAAACTTGTTACATTCTTTACATTATATAAACTATATGGAGATTCTAATAAATCTCTAATATCAATTTCTTCTATAGCTTCAGTATCATAATCAAAATAGATTGTTTCAGTATTTATATCATAATGTTTATATGCTCTAGCATACACCTCATCATCATGAGCAATAATAAAACCCAATTGAAACTTTTTAAAAGCACCTGTATCTATAAGTTTATGTACTGCAAACTTAAAACTAAAATTAGAATCAGATTTAGTATCTATATATGTAAGACCACCTTGCTGTGTACGCATACTTTTTTTAGTACCTGCAAATAGTTCTTTACTTGCAGGAAACCAATTAGTATAAAAATCTTTACGAATTTCATATCTAATAAAAAATTGATAAGTACCAGCAGGAATTACATTTTTATAAGTTGAAACACAGTCTAAATTAATAAAAGGAACTTTAGGGCTTTGAGTATAAATACTTTCATCATCATCCTCTTTAGCTTCTGTAAGATTAATAGTTTTAATAGGAACATCTACATTAGCATCGTATTCTGCAACAGTTAATAGAATATCTCCATTTAAACTAATAGTGCATACACCATCAATCTTACCACCTGACCAATGCCAATTACAGTTACACTCTTCAAAAGTGTTAGTAAGCTCATCATAGTGCCATATAGTATTATTAGCTTTGAAAACATAGAAAGAAGTGTTATAAGGTATAATACCAACTATATCCTCATTACTAGTTAATACATTATCAAATCCAAAATCAGAAGATAAACCATTAGCATTAAATCTTATATTTTTTGCAAATATAAGAGAATTGTTATCAACTAATTCTGGAGTTTTATTAAGATTAAGTTTAGGAACAATACGTGCCATATCTTAACTTCTAGGTAAAAATGTACTATTATAAAAGAAATTATTCCAACCTTCTTTAGAATTACTCATTGCAGACTTAACAGAAGCAGCAGCTTTAGGTCTCCAATAATTCCATTGATAAAGAGGATTAAGAAGTGGATTTTGTGCTTTAAGACTATATACAGTGTGAGTACTTCCTCTACTAAGATATTTAAACATTACATACCAAGCCAAAGCTTCAAGAAGAAGTCCATCGTCGTATATATACGGACATTCACAATCATAATAATCATCATGATACGTAGCAACTTCAAAAGTTTCAACTTCTATTTCGTCTGCGTCAAAATTTAAACTAATCTGATTACAATCTAAAACAAAGTTTCTACCATTAACACCGTTACAAACATTTGCGATTTGAACAGCGTTCACGCCTGTTTTATTGCTACTATCAAAAACACCAATTTCAGAACCTGCATAATTACGTGCAGACCCTGAACAACCACATCTATTAGTTTCATCAAGATTGGGAATTTCTACGCCATTGCTATCAAAAACTTTAAGTTCTTTTCCATTTATTTCACAAGGAAATTGTGCAATACGTTCTGAAACCTCTAGCTTTCTTCGCTTACGTTCCATTGGAAGAACCTTCATCTGAGCTAGAGCATCAATAACCCATGCAGCTACTCTTGGAATCCAATCACTTTCATCAATATTAAAGTCATTGTCTATTTTTCCAACTAGCCTTTGAAGCGTTAATTGGTTTTTGATTTTCATTTCTAATAAATTTACTATATAATGTTTTATCAGCTATAACACAAAGATTGAGTTTTGTTCTTATATCCAATGGAAGTTTACAAAGATACTCAGTATTATAATCTGCTTCTTTTAATAAATCTTCATTTGTTTTACCTCTGAGTTTGTTTCCTCTATAATCTGCAGAAACAAACCTGATTTTACTACCGTGAGGAATATGACAGTCGAGTAAAGGAATTTCATAACAATATTCATTACGTAGAAATACTCTACCATCTTGACCATTGTATTCTATACCATTAGCTTTACACCATTCAGCTTCTTCTTTGTTATAAAGTTTTCCACCATTAGCCAAAATTTCAGCTTTCTTCTTCTTAGTTTTACTAAAGTCAATATGAGTTCTCTGTTTATCAATCTTACAACGATTAATACAAATCCAACCAAGATTACCTTCAAATACGTAGCCAGCACCATTTAGAATCATCTGACGTTGAACTTCAGTATAATAAACTCTAAGAATTTCAGTATATTGTCTAATGGTAAGACTAGTAAGTTTATCATAAAATTCTATAAGACGTTTCATTTTATATATATCTCTCTGAAGGTCAGCTAAATGATATATATTCCAAAGACTATAATCTATCCTATCTTTAGTAGCTGTACTCTCAAATCGTTTTTTAGTTACACTATAAAATGTTCCATCTATATAGTTATTATCAACAAATTCTTGGTAATCACTAAGAACTATATCATATTCTTTTTTATAGGCGAGTTCTTTTTCTAGAATTTCACTTTTTAACTGTGTAATTTCAGATGTATTATCGTTAATAAGATTATTAAGCTCATCTTTCTGCTTATTATAATAATCTTTCATGCAAGTGTAATACACTCTAAAATTAGTAGGAGTTTCCTTTATTCCCATAACACTTTATTAATTAAATTTAACTGTTGGTGGAATCTCATTAGTTTCTCTTACAGTAGTAAGTAAATCACGTTTATAAATAATATCTTTAATTTGTCCTATCATATCTTCAGACAGAACCCATTCATTATTATCATTAAAAGCATCCCACTCGTCAATTACCCCGTTATTGACATCAATAAGTGTGGGATGCTCAAAGGCGGACTCTATAACAACAGCGTTTATATCTAGGCTCTTGTTCTCCGCAGGGAATATATAAATAAACCCATTAATATAATCGTAACAAGGCATAGCACAAAGTCCTGGAACAGCACTTCTAAATCTAGCACTTGTTTCTTTGATATAAGGAAATTCCCTATTACTAGAAAAACCTGCTGTACTTACTCTATGAAAAGGAAGATTATTAGTAAGTCTAACAGGTCTTGGAACTTGTTGTTTAGTGCGCTTAATTAATTCTATATTAAAATCACTATATTCTTCAGGGAATTTAGGGTCACCATCATCTACATCGACTAAAGTAACTTTAAATCTTTGAGTAAGAACTTTGTCAATATAACTATGATTTTCATAACTCCTTCGAATAACTTCATTACGAGTATGAATAATAAGAAGCTTTATGTTTTCACGTAAAGCTTTATTATTAGGTTGTTTAAGACTATGAGCAAACTCACTTACAAGTTGTGATATAGAAGCCATATTATTAAAATAATTAAAAAACCCTAGTAGAGAATCATACCCAAAAATCGTAGAGAACTTATTTATTAACTATTAATATTACTTATCTTATGAAAAATTTTAGCACCAACTTTATCATCTCTACTAGGGTGAGTTATATGTTGATTTATTTACTTTTGCAAATATACTTATTATATCTTTAATATACAACTCCATATTTAGCCTACTGGTGCGCTCTATCGACATATTTTGTCGAAAATATATAGTTAATAAGCTGAAAATTAACGCTCTGACAATCAAAATTAAAATATCCTAAAACTTATTTTTCTAACATCTTCAAGAAGAACATCAACATCTTACTTGCTAGAAAACCCATTGTATAAGCAGGAGGTTCATCTTTATCGGCTACTAAATAAGCATTTAACATATGTTGTTTTACATGCTCAGCCTCATGAACAATAGAGTTAATGTAATCTTTCATGGTAGCGTGATAATTAAATCCAACAATACTAGTTTGTCTTTTAGCATTACTAACAGTAAACGCTTTAACCTCCCCCGTAAAAGAAAGATATGCAATGTTACGAATACCCTTCTTAGTCATTCCTACACTTCTAAGTTCACTAGCTACACAATGAAAAAGGTTATAATCTATATTATAATAAACTATAACCTTCCATTTGTTATCAACATTTATAACTTGTTTAATCATAAGAAATCTTCCCATGGAATAGGAATACCAACCCATTTCATATCAGCAATCCAACGATTAAATGTAAGACCTTCAATACCATCAGGGTCGTCTAATGTATTCTTTATGTACTTAGCAATATGTTCTTCTGTTGGAACGCTATCACCTGCATAATCTGCTTTACACATATTTGCAACATAAGTTGCATCATAAAGTTTATTGTTCTTAACTTTAATCTTATATGTAGTAAGAAGATTATCTACTTGTTGTTTGGTATATGGTTTGAGAGGAACCTCTTTACCATTTTCTTCAGTAAACATATTACTTACTGCAAAATCACAAGCAGCATGATTAAAGTGAGGACCATTATGACTCATATAAATATACAAGTCTTCAGGCATAGTTTCGTATGCTGTAAAGTTTTCTCTTCTAGCCATATCTTTAAGATTAAAAGGGGCACCATTTAGATGCCCCACTAGTTAAATTTACATACCACCACGACGATAACGAGGACGACGATAAGAGTTACGATACATCATTCTTTCACGAGGCTCTTCCTCACGATAATCTTCTTCATAATCATCTTCTTCCATTTCGCAGCACTCTTCCACTTTCTCAAGCAAGTCCTTTGTAAACTTGTGCATCTTTTTCAGTTTACGCAGCAATTCATCATGCTCGGACTCATTACGCATTCTCAGTATAATCATAACTTTAATTATTAGTTTTATCTGTTTTCTCTTTAAGCAAGGCAATAGCCTCTTCTAGTTGACGTTTTAGAGAAGCAATCTCTTCATCATTAGCAGCATAAGAAGGATTAAGTTGTTTCTTTAATTTAGAATAACGTTGAACATCCTTTTTACTAGGTTCATAACTATCTATAATTTTTTGTCTATTTTGAATTATAGAATCAATATATGCGTTCAAAGACTCTTTACTATCTGCTAATAAAACAGCATCATCTCCGAAATCAGCAATGTTATTATTTGCAGGAACCTTCTGAAATTCACGATGTTCACCAGCCATATTAGTAACTATTGTAACTCGCATTTCAGGCACTTGTCCAAAACCATTACTACGGTATGTTGGAGGTTCAAGAGTAACACGTTCTACAGGAACTGAAAAGAGAGAATAATCTCCTTTTTTATCAATACCATAAAGGATATTGCCTTGCGTTAAATTAGAAAACATAGTTTATTAGTTTTAATAAGTTAAGGTGCAACAGTAAGTAATTGCATAGTACTAGCACACTTATCGTACCATATAAGGTAAATACCAGCAGGAGTAATTTGTGCACCAGTTGCAGCAGTTCCACCAACAACAGTTAAAGTTTGTAAGAAATCATTAGAACTAAATACTACAGGAAGTGCAGCACCTCCAGCAGGTATTTCTTGAGTTAGTCTAAATGCAAATATACCACTATCAGCAAGACCTCTAAAGGCTCTACGAGGAATACCTATAACTACATTGTCTGTAGTAACTTCTACAGAAGTAGAAGCAATCATAGGAATACCACGGATATTTGCAAAATTAATAGGAAAACTAGTAGCACCAGCCATAGACTACCTCCTTTCTAATTAACCCCAAAAATTATTCTGAGGATAGTTAAAACCACAAGGATAACCGTAACCGCCTACATAAGGAGTAGCATTAGCAGCTACAAGATTAGGATACTGAACAGGAACAGTGTTAGGCTGCTTAGCAGCAATAAGATTAATCTTATCATTCAAAGCATTCATAGCGTTGTTAAATGCTTCAGTCTGCTTATCATTACTAATCTGACCACGAAGCTGAGTAATAATATCACCCTGAGTGTTAATCTTATCCTGCAACTCACGTTCTTTCAGGTCACAGAACTCTTTAGTAATAAGAGTATTCTGATTAGCAATAGCACCCAGAATAGCATTAGTGTTTCTATCAGCCTGAGAACCTAACTGATTAGTCTGCTGACATACGGCAAGTTTATCCTCACCATTAAGCTGAGCAAGCTGCAAACGAACATTAGCATCGTGATTATCGATAGCACTTTGCAAAGTATTAGTTTGCTGACAAGTAGCAAGACGATTTTCACAGCAGCACTCACACAACTGACGAGAAAGAGCAGCATTACCAAGCTGGAGAGCATTAATAGTCTCAAGACCACTCATACCTACTTGACCACCTACTTGAGAAATACCAAGCTGAATTTGACCAATAGCATTGCGAACCTGGTCAACACTACCATGAGTCATGTTAGCTAACTGACCAAGAGCATCAGCTCGACCATTGATAGCTTGCAACAACAAATCACGACCTGCATCATTGTTGAGCTGATTAGCAAGGAAGCCAGTACCATTACCATTACCGAAACCTCCAAAACCATTACCATAACCACCCCACATCATCCACAGGAAGAGAATCCAAATCCAATTGCCGTTGTTACCAAAACCACCATTGTTTTGAAGAGCCAACAGAAGATTAGGGTCAATACTAGAAGCAGCACGTCCAGCGGCTGCATCAGGGAAAACAAGTACACCATTTTCGCCCATAATACTTTCATTTTTAATTTGTTAATAAGTAAAACGAATAACAACTTCTATGCGCTTAGAAGATGTTACAAAAGTACTATGAAGAAAATGGTTACTTAAACAATGCCGATAAATAAAATAAGTCGCTAACTATCATTAAGTTAGCGACATAACATATTGCCGAAGTTCATCTTCATACCAAATAAGCTCTTTTCTACCTCGTCGTTTACGCCCACGAGGAATACGACCTTCCCTTACAAGGTCATCAAATCTACTTCTTTTAAGATTAAGAAATAGACAAGCTTCTTCTTTACTAAGGGCTTTATGTGCTACAGCACTCATAATCTCCATAGCTTCTTCTTCAGATAATTCACAATTACCAGAATCAATTTTATCAGCTGCTTCTCTAAGAAGTTTAGCTATTATTCTTTTAAGGGCTTGCATACTTTAAATTTTAAATATAATATTACAAATAATGACACGCCTGCTATTATGAGTTGCAATGTAAACATACTTCTATCAGTTATAGGAATACCATAAGTATAATCATATATACTTAAAGTAGTACTTACAACAATATAATGAAGAAACATTCTATGATAAGCACAAAACTTATAAGTATAAGATGTTATATAAAACCTTATAACAACAAGTAAAGATACACCACCAAAATAAGATAGAACAGGAGCATCTATGTCATAATAAGATAGAATAGTATTAGCTAAGGTAATACCTGCCATAAGCATTGGCACTACCTTAGCTGAATACAATTCTAATTTGTATAAGGATTTATTTACTAACTTTTCCGCCATCTGGATAACGCCTTCTAGTTTTAGTAAATCCAGCTTTTGCTACATTAGGTCTAGACCTATTATTTCCTCTAGTTGTACTAGAAGTAGCAGTTGTTTTCTTTGTAGCCATTAGTCTAACACGTTAAATTTTTTATAGTCAATATTAAATACAGCACATATTGGTTTGAATATCCAAGACCAACTTACAGGTGCAAGTATAACACTATTTGCAATAATTCTCATATCAGAACCTGCAATATAATACCAAACACCAAGAAGGATAACAGCAACTACAAGAACAATACGTTTTTGCCAAGTAGTTAGACGTTTCTTTTTACGTTTATCAAACTGTTTAATAACTAAATAAACTAGAATATTAACAGCGATACAATAACCAAAGTCGAAACTTTGAATAATAGAACTAATTATTTCACTTACAAATTCCATATCAATGTCTTGTCATATAGGAACTAATAAGATTAGCTACAACATTACGTATAAAATCTTGTTGATTTTCTGAATTAACTTTAGAAAGATAAATATTAATAAAGTTAATAATATCTTTTAACATCTTATTATTCTCTTTTAGTAATTTGTTATTCTCTTTTGTTAATTTTAATAATTCCTCAATCATTCCAAACATCACCATTCATACTGTTACGGAGGTTAAGGTCAGAATAACCGCATTGCTCTTTTAGAATAGTATCTGTCATAGCAATTCTTTTCTCAGTAGTCCAAAGGTTAAATACTACGTCTTTTGTACCATATTTTCCATATCTTATATCTAACTTGTTAATGGTATTTCCATTATATATAACAAACGGATGATAACAAGAACGATTTCTATATATTGTTAAACTAGGTATGTCACTATCTTCAATAAATCCGCTTTCCATACCTCCATTGTCTGAAAATGAAATACCGTCACAATTTATAATATCTGCATTTTTAATATAGTGTATAACTATGTTACTACTCCCTTTCCCTTGTGTGCAAGTACAATCTTTAAGACACCAATCTCTACCCCATTGCCAACTATCTTCAAGGTCTCCAAGAAGAGGTGTTATTGCACCATACCCCTCATTTTCAACTGATTTTTCTTTAGCAATGTTTGTAAATGAACAACCGTCAATTAATGTATTTAATGCTTGAGGATTGGTTATAGCCGTTGTTCTAGTATCATGCCAAGTACAGTTTTTATAAATATTACCAATAGAATATTTAGGATTAAACATAAGGAGCTTACCATTAGAAGTGCTTGTCTTCCAATCTATATCATTCTTATCATCAAGTTCTGAGTCATACACTTTGCCATAACCAGTCATTATAACATACTCGGCATTTGCAGGTATAACTATTTGTTCATACAACCTTGATTTAATACTTGAAATATAAGTGTTATTAGCAGTGTAGAAAGATGCAAAAATTTCACGATGTGTACCAGCATTTCTATATCCGCAATACCCTCCTCTGCCAAAAGCGATAACACCAACTGAATGATTCGGGTTGACATTAATGGCTTGTGTAATAACCATATTTTGAGCATCTACTACTGCTCCAGTTGCTAAATCAATTCGCTTGCCGTCTGTAAATTGAAGTTCAGTACCTATGTTGAGATTGAGTGATGATATTCCACCATCATAACCAAGAGAACCACTTACATCAAGATTTTCAAATGAACAATATTTACTAGCATTCATTGAGCATACTGATATATGTTCCCCAGTATTACCTGTCTTAACTTTTGCTGTATCAAAGTCGAACCCTTCATAACACCCAGCAACAATCCCATTCTTAATATGAACATCAAAATTATCACTCAACATTAAAACTTGACCACTTACTAAGTCGTCAAATTGAACAGCTTTAATTGTACTACCATTTAAATCAACAGTAAATTCATCAGGAAATGCTATATTATTACCTGATGTTGATGTATTACGAACATAATATATAAATCCATCATCGAAGTAATCAGTATCGTTCTTTTTAGGTTTTTGACCAACAGTAGGTGCATAATTTGTTCCTCGTATATTCTCACCAGAATTTTTTGCTTGCTGGAAAGTAATTTCTTCAACTTTTGTAATTGTTGTATCTACTATAGTACATTTATAAAATGTTTGCGTACCAAATGTAGCATGAAAGTCAATCCAATAAATGTTATTCAGCATAACAACACCGTTATACCCGTTTTCTTTTACATCAGCAAAGAAATTTGAAAGTGCTGCTTTGTTATCATACGCAATCTGAACATCATTATCATTAGGAACAATACCAAACTCTTCAAGGTCAGAATCTTGCATTTCATAGTAGTTAGGTGTTACTTCATTCCGTACAAGTACGTTATAATACCATGTTGGGCTACCTACACCGTTACTATCAATACATCTTATACTAAACCATGTTTCTCCACTATTGGCAAAGGTTGGGGTAGATAATTTAAATCTACCCCCATAAGTAGTACGCTTTGATATACCCCCACTTGCTGTGATTATAATTACAGTAAATGTATTATCTATTGTATCATAGTTTAGTGAAGACATTGTGTGGGTATCAACAAAATACTCCAACTCAATACTGCCACCGACAGGAACAATAGGATTAAATCGCTTAACAGTTAATACTGGACAAGAAGCATTAGTTACAGTAGTAGTCAAATTTTCTGTATTATCTTGAAGAGTATCTGCAACATTCCCATAAATTATATCGTCGTCAACATTGGTTGTCTTACTTGTACTGAATGTTATTACACCATTTGATACGGTATATGTGATAGTATCAGCACTCTGCACATCATCGACAATGTTGTAAATCTGACTCCTGTCATATTTTTTATATCCAGCTACAAGTTCTCCACCAAGCAATGTACTATAGTCAGTGTTAGTGATATTTACGACTTTACCTTCAATACTTAAATTAACATCGCCAAAAAACAAATCACCGTCTTTTTCCTCAAACTTAGGTTCAGAAGATGCCATAGCTATACCAATTCCATCCATGAATAGCTTAACACCATCCATATACAAACCATCTTTATTAATTGCATCGTCTATAGATGCAATAATATATTTACCATTATAAGACAGAATGTTTTTTCCGTCTTTAATGTTTAAGCAAAGACCAGATTTAGTTATCATGTTAATACTCTCCTTCCTCGTAAGTAGTCATGATATTTGCATACTTAGACCAGCCACTTTCTCCTACTTCATCCCCATCGTTTTGAACATGATTTTGATAAAGACTAAGTACAGTAACATCATTTCCATCCACTGTAACAGTCTTATTAGGAATTTTAATTGATGAAACATGAGTTGTTATCCAATCAAACGATAAATCAGGAGGAGTGTTTGATGTACATACAACAGTTACACCAGAAGTAATATTAAAGAAATTAGTTGTAGTGGTTGCAGATGCTGTACTAAAATTTCCAATTATAAAGATAGCATTTTTACGTCTTAACATAAAATGGGTAAAGTCTGTAATATCACTAGTATCCCATGTCCTTATATCTACAGTAATAGCAGGAAGAGTATCATCATCAACACCCATAAAAGACTCCAAAGAAGTTACACCTGCAATATCAAAACCAGACAAATTAATATGAGTTAGACTAGTTGCATGAGATATTGGACAAAACGTTGTAAGTATCGTATCGCCACTTAATTGTAAGTATTTAATACTAGTATCACGGTTGGCATTATTAGAATCGGTAACTTTATTAAATCTACATCCTGTTGTAACTAGTCTTCTTATAGCTGTCATCTTATTGACTAAATGTCGGCCTAATATTGTTTGATTGGTAATAGTTGGTCTATCATATCCAACAAATTTTTGGTTTCCAAAATCTATGTCTATCGTTGTACTTTGAGAATCAAATTCAAAATCTATAGCATTAAATGTTGAACCATCATAAGCATCAGAAACAGCGCTATCTGCTGTTTTTACCGCCTCTGCAATTTCGGCAAATGAATAGTTATTTATACCTTTCGTAAAAGGAAGTTCACCCCAAACAGCATCACCAGAATTAGGTTTAGTTCTGCCTCTATACTTAATTTTACCAGAACCAGTGGCTCTAATAGTAACGCCATCACGCACTCCATCAATCTCAGCACCGATTCCATCAACAAATCGCTTATCTCCTATGTGCCAAATAATTTTATTCACAGCATTTCCATTAGTATCAGTATCACTAAGAAACCAAGGAAACGTAACATTAGCGACTCTTGCTTTAGCATAAGCCTCAGCAAAAGTCCCTTTAGTGGGAATGGCTTTATTAGCAAGAACTTTACCCATTTCAGCGGATAAAGCTTTTTCCTCACCACCATCTTCAAGGTTATTCACTACTTCAAGTTCATCAACAGCACCAGTATAACCGCTGTTACCTTGAGCACCGTTTTTAATAACAATCTCTGTTGTTTCGCCATTGGGGAAAGTGAAGGTGATGATATTATCACCTCCACTTTGTGTACTAGCTTCCTGAGTTACAGTAGGCATTACATCACTAGGGTTAACTGTAACACCTAATTCAGTAAATACACTAGTAGTTTCGTTATATACATAATACTTGCCATCTGCAGTATTGTAATAAATTCTACCAGCAACTCCGCTTTCAGGAAGAGCTGATACCTTAGTTACACCATCACCACCTTGTGATTCTAATACAACTTTGGTTTTTCTACCAAAAATATTTTTAACATCTAATCTTTTCATAATTTATTCTGTTGCTGTTATATAATAAACTGGATTACTACACATATTATAATGATATCTACGATATCCTGTATTAGCTGTAAGAGCTTTTGGAGCTTGGAATTGAATTTCTTCTTGACCCCACTTAAAATTAATTTCTTCAATAATTTGTGTATAATTTGGATTAGTAGGTCTATACAATAAACGAGTATCCCATTTATCATACATATCTACATATATTGTTGTAGAATTACCATCCGTACATAATACACTTTGAACAACATCACTAACATTTACAACACAAATATCACATCCTTGAGCATGTAAAGTAACGGTGCATTGTTCATCAGGCGTAACTACACCATATGGGTCTTCTAATGTATCTTCTATAACGTCTATTGCATCTTGTTTATAAGTAGGCCACACCCTAGCATCTGTACCACAACTAACAGTACCTTGTAATTGAGGAATATTATGATTAACATCAAAGTTTCTATCAGGTACTAAAGTATTTAAAGAACTTCTCAGTGTTCTACTATTATCATAATATTCTAACAATTTTGCTACAATAGTAGATGCTGCAATATAACAAGGAAGTCCTGCATTTAGATGTACGCCTTGAGCGTTACTACCATCTTCAAATAGATTTCTATAAATACTTCTAGAATATAATTCTCTATAAGTTTTTATAGCTCTCATTCTATGAATAGCACCACCACAAGGAAATACAATATCTATATCAGGGCAAGATTCATCTGTTAGAACTGATGCAATACTAGTTAAATATTTTTCTGGAGTATTCACATCAGAACCGCTAACATATTGTTGCAAATGTGTTATTGTAAATCCTTTTTTATAATTCCCACTATAATGAGTATCTATGTTATTAAACATATCTGTAACTTGTTGAACAGTCAACTTATCACTATTATAAAGTGTATATGAATTTTGAATACATATCAAATCCCAAGGAATTTGACCTGAACCATTATTGTTACCAATATGTTCATAAGTTAGATTGACAGCAAATGAAGGAGAAACACTTTCACCATTATACAAATATGAAGCACTAAGTAAATTAGACCATTGAGTGCTAGTTGCCGTATCTATATAAAATAGTGCTTGTATTGCCCAACTTGTAGTGTCATCAAAATTAGCAATATAATCTGCTAATTTAGCAGCAGGATAATAGCACATTACTAATAGACAATCGAGATTATATTGTTTTAATATAAAAGGAACATAACTCCAACTATCTACACTATGCGAATTACCAATACAAAGAATTTTAAGTTTATTAGGCCAAGTAGAAGGGTCAGGAGTAGGAGTACCCCCGTCACCATCTATAGAATAGACGGGAGTATCTCCTGCAAACCCTTTACCAATTAAAGTTTCGCCTAAATAAACAGGATTAATATCTTGTTCTCCTAATTTAAGCATTGTTATCTTCTATTAAATATAAAACATCATCTTCAGGTTGACCAAGATTGTTATAAGCAGCTTGAGTCATTTTTAGTGCTTTAATATATTTAGGTAGAGGTAAAGTTATTCCACCTTGTGTTTTATGAATTGCAAAATTACTATTAGTAGCGCAATTTATAAATTCTACAACAGTCGTTCTATTTAAATCTACAACATTTGCCCCAGTAGCTCTAACATACTGTTTAGTATCGGTGTCATAATATATTTTTCCACTGCTTAGTCCTGAAAGAGTTCCACTAGTGTCTATATTATTAGTTATCTTAACTGCGTAATTGTCTTCACTAGACATATAAGTGAAATCACATCTATCGAAAATAATATGCAAAATAGTTTTATAGCCATCACATCCACTATTAAAAATAGGTGGTATATTAATAGGTTTATAAAATGTACATTCTACAAACTTTAAATATAGATGTCTTGGTTCATCTGGATCTATAGTATCAGGATAATTATCATAATTTTCATACACATAACTATCAGGATCTTCAATTTCTACACCAACTCTACCAAGCTCATCATCCATATAATAGTGATTAACATAAATAGTTTGAACAGCTATTTCACTAGTTATATTATTTTCATTGAACGAAGCTGCTTGAACTGTAACTGAAGCCATTACACAGCTATCCTCAAAAATTTCTATTTCTTCATTTTCATCAACATATATAAAGTTAGAGCCATCTAAACTATATGCTAAGAAACTTATAGCTCTAGTTTGAGCAGTCATTGTTTGAGGATAGGTTACATAAAACTTTCTAGACTTATCTGCACTAGTAGTACCAGAAACTATATGTATTTCTGGAGGGTCACTTCTTAAATTAGTACCATCACTATTTTTAGTTATAGGATAATACGTAGCATATAAAACAGTATCTCCTTTAAATACACAAGACTTCACTATACTAGTAACAGTAGGGTCACCGAATGAACAAAATATAGGAGTATATGTAACACTCATAAATCCTTCAAATGTTTCTACACCTTGGTATTGATACGTATTAGTAGTACTAGTTTTTCTATCTCCTAATCTAATAGATACATTTCGCATAACGTTATTATTACCTACCCCTAAAGGAGATACAGAAACAGTACCAGCACTTCCGCCTTTATTTTCTATTGTATTGTTGTTTACATTGCCAAATAAAGGAAGAGAATATTTAGTTGCAACAACATAGTTAGAAAGAAGTGCCATATAAGATGTATTACTATTTGGAGGACTAGGATAGTTATCAAAATAGGTTGTGTCTATAATAAATCTATTATTAGAACACGAACTTAATCTCAAAGCATCAACTAATTCATCTAAATTCTTTTTATATGTTCTCCATGCTGAAGGATGTCCTTCAATATGTAAGGTATTATGATTAATATTAAATACAGTTTTCCAAAAATATCTACTAGGAAATGAAAAATTATAACAAACGTTGTGATTAATGTTAATCAATCTTTCTATATAGCTACCTCCTAAATTCAGTTTATCTATATATCCAGGAGCATTTCCTACAGTATCAGAAAAACTTTCATTAGCTATATCTAAATCGTCACTAGAATTATGGTCAGATTGAAGAACTATAGCACTACATAATTTCCACCAATCTAAATTTAATAATCCTCCATAAAATACGTTATGGTGAATGTTAGTATTAACCATATTTCTTACAGATATACTAGCATATGATATGTTATGATGAAAACTAAAGTTAAGACCACTTAACACTAATATAGTGTTATTATCTAAGAATCTACAATTATAAATTTCAGTATTACTTGTATAACCTTCTTCTATGTCAATAGAGTAGTTAGTTGTACTTCCAAATTTAGGAACAACACCATTTTCATCAATATAAGGGTCTGAATCTTTTCTTCTAACTTTGTAGAAAGTAGAATTTCTAATAATTAAATCTTTTATACCAGCCGAAATACCTCCTCTAAGATTATCATGGATTGTACATTTATCAATTATAAAATTTCTACTTCCGTATAACTCTACAACAAATTCAGTACCACGAATATATTGAGGATAATTTCCGCTAAAACTAAGAGCCTCATCATATGCCCCTTTAAATACATTTTCAGGAAATGAAAAGTTTGTTACAGTTTCTTGTCCTACATTACTAGTATTTAAAGTATATTCACCATAATATCCTTTATCATAAAAGCACTGAAGTCTTATTAATTTTTCATCAGGTAATAACCAAAAATCTCCAGTATTACTACTATCTATAACTCTAGATGGATAACAATGTTCTGCAACAAATTTTCCAAATGTACCACTTACAGAAGTACTAGATACACTATTACCATTAGAATCAGTATACGAAAATGATGTACTGCTTCCATTTTCGTTATAAGTAGCATAATAAATGTTTCCGTCTTTTATAAATCCTATTGGATAAGAAAAAGGATTATATACTCTTTTAACAATTTCGCAAAAAAGTACTTTACTCTGGTCATTACCAACAAAAGAATCTTTATCAACTTTAGTATTAGACTTATTCCAAGAAGAATCTGCTACAAATACTTCATCTTGAACAGCATCATATATATAATAATTATTATTATAAATTACAGGAAAATCACTATTCTTATAAGTTAATACACTAAATTTAGGCCAATATACTTTGCTTTTAGTTGGAGCAAATATTGTGTACAATCTTTTGTCTATAAGTTCTTTTACTCTAGGAAAATCACCAGAGGATTTTACTTCTCCTAAATATTCATAGTAATATTGTGGCTTAAAACTATTTGTAGAAGTACCTAGACCTATAGTAGCACTTTTATTTTCTTTTTTAGCATCTCCTGTTCTATATACTAAATTACTAGTTTGTAAGTTTAAGAACAAGCTCAATGTACAAAAAGCAGAAGCATTAGCTATAGGATAAACTGCAGTAGAATATTGAGCATAGCCTGGACCTTTAAACCATAACCAACCATGATTAAAATGATATACAGATTGTTTTACAGGTTTATTATTTGCTACTTTTATAGTAGCTGTTCTATTCTCTGCATTATAATTTACCGAATATAATGTATATTTTATATTAGGTCTAATTTTATCAAGAAAAACGCTTTCTATATAATTAGTTGTAGGATGATGATATACATTAAAATAATGACTGTATTTAGTATAATTAGGATTATCTATAGGGGAATCACTTTCAACAGGATCTGCAGCCATATCAACAGGTTCTACAATAGTTTCTCTGTCATCTCTAAGATAAAGCACTTCTCCACCACCTGTTCCAACTGAATCTCCAGTAAAGCCAGAAATGTCTAAAGATTCTAATGTTATATTTTCGCAATATAATCCATTGCTAACTCCATAAGTATCTTCTTGCCAACGTTCATTTTGAGATGTAAAATTTCTTGTATATACGTCTCCTCTTATAACTCCATTGCAAAGTTTTACATTTTTACAACAACTAATTATAATAGCATGAGCCAATATGGAATACCCTTGAACAGGCTTAGCACCATTACTATATTTTATTGTTGTACCATTATTATCCTTATAAGTCAAAGTTTCTGTAAAAGATGTATAATACGGATTTCTATACCAATCTTCATAACTTGAACTTATAAATGGATTACTATCGACTACAGAACATAAAGTAGAACCATTTAAATTTACTTCAAAATTATCTATACCATAAATATTTATACTAGCCCTACTACCTGGTGTAACATTACCTTGTACAACAGTTAATGTATTATAACTGTTACTTATTTCTTTTTCTGTAATATATGTTAAATTTTCAGGTATAATGTAATATATACCTCTTTCTAAAATAACACCAGCATAGCCATTATTATACGCATATTGAATAGCTCTTTCAATTCCCCAGCTATTTAAATGCATTTGCTCATATGTAATACTAGTATCATAAGAACTATCAGAGGCTACATTTTGTATATAAGTATCATTCTTAACATAATGTTTACCTCTTATAGGCAAATGGTCACTCTTAGTAAGACCCCATTCATCAGCTTTAATTAGGTAATACGTATCTGAACTACCTGTACCCTGACTAGGAACAGGATTAGTAGAACGTTTTGCTAATTCTTCTATAGCACCTTGAACTGTTTCTGAATTTAATCGAGGAACATTAAGTTTACCATCTTGATAATGAACATTACTGGCTTCATCCCAATGTTTTATTTCTTCACCAGTAGATTCATCTACATATTTTTGTCTATAACCTTCCATATAATTTTTAATATAATCATTTATATTTAATTATCATCTTCATTTTCTGAATCACCTTGTATAGGTCCTACCACTCCTGGGTCAACTTCAGAAGGAATAATATCACCTGGATTAATTCCCCCACCACCGGGAGTTACAGCACTAGCAAGATATCTATAATATACATATACTGTTTCAAATTCGTCAGTATCACTAGATACTTTTATTTGACAAGTACCTGCAGATGTACCGAAATAAGTTCCTGACACTATTGCAGCGTTATTAACTTCACTAGCAGGAATTATAAACTCCGTACTGGTTTCTTCGTTGTACGTTAAAGTGCAAGTATTAGGTGTTACATTTGTCACTCTAACATTACCTGTAAGATATTGTCCTTGTACAACAATATTGAAAGTTCTGTGTGTATTAGACAATGTTCCAGGCATAGCATTATTTACGGGAGTTATAAGCATAGGAGATTCGTTATATACTATAACAGGAATACAAATACATCCATTGCTTATATATGCGCTACTTCCTCCACCTATGCCAGGGTCACCTTTAGGACCTTTAGGACCTTTAGGACCTTGAGGACCTGTTGCACCAGTGGGACCTTGTGGACCAGTAGGACCAGTATCACCTTTATCACCTTTAGCGCCAGTATCACCCTTTGCGCCTTTGTCACCCTTCTCGCCTTTATCTCCTTTATCTCCTTTTTCGCCTTTTAAAGACGCAAGCCAATCAGTAAGAGATAAAGCCTGCTGAGGATTAGCAAAAGTAGAAACATACAATTCGTAAGCTGACCTGCCAGCTTCTCCATCTATTCCTTTTAAAGACTCAAGCCATTCATCAAGAGTTTTATCACCACCTTGCTGAACATAAAGTTGATAAGCAGACAAACCATTATCACCTTTAGGACCTTGAACTTGTAAACTTTGATAATGTCCATTTTGAGTATTTCCTCCAGTACCAACCCAGAGATAAAGAACTCCATCAACAAGATATGAACCTTGTACTTGACCTTCAGTTGTAGGTAAGTCATCTACAGAATTTAAGATTATATACTTACCAATAGTTACAACATTATTTCTAGTACCAAGAGGAATCCAATATCGTCTATCATCAAGTTGTTTTCCTGCAGGTACAGGAATTCTACTTATGTAAGTAGTAAGGGTGTTCACATCTTCAACTATAACAAGTCTATCATAAGATTTTTTAACAGACCAATATTCTTCTTCGACTGTTATAGCAACTTTACCTAATTTTTCAACATTAAGCTTCATACTCTAAATCTAATTTAACCATAGAAGTTACACCTTTATATGTTACAACACACCCAAAACTATGAGTTCCTGGTGTAATTTCTGCAACATCATTAAATCGTTTTACTGCAACATTGTCAAAATAATATTGAACAGTTGCATTTTTCGGGTCTACATATTTACCTGCATACTTAATCCAAAGGTCTGCACAAGCTCTAGTTCTACCATCAACCACTTCCCAAGTAGGATGTAATATAACACTGAGTGCACTATACCCGGGAATTATTCCAGCAGTAAGCAAATTTACACCATCATTGTATACTGGTGTAATAGATTGGTCAGATACATCTTCTGGTCCAAGAGCGAAATGTTCATCAAATCCATTATCAAATTTATGCTCATAAAGTTCACCATCTTTCGGGTCAATCCAAAATTTAGGTCTTTCGCCACATGAAACAAAAGCTTTAATTTGACCTTCTTCATCAACAGGAAATACAAACGATGTGGAATTATCTTTATTTTTATATATTTGATTTATCTTTGTTTTAATATATTTAATTAAGGTTGCAGCAACACTATCTTTACCTAGTTTTCTTGCAGCAACAGCCGCATTAAACATATTAAAACATTCGATAATTCCACTGTTTCTATCTTTACAAGTAGCCTTACAATCTTTGAGCATATCAATACCATAATCAGCAAGCATTGCTAAAATTCTATGATATACACAAACATATTCAGCTGGAATAGTAACATAAATATATTCAGGTTCTATAGGCTGTAATTTAACACTCATAATTGTAAAACCTTATTATATATTTCATCTATATTATTTTGTTGTTCTTCTGAGAAAACATCTATGTTTTCATAAGCATCTATTAAAACACTAAGCCAACTAAGTTTAGTTAATTTATGCTTATTAGGAATATAACCATCAGAAGCTAAACCTTCTACACGACAAGCAGTGCTTAATACTTCATTTTGTAAAGCATTAAGCACTTCTTCTTTTATTTCATTTTCATACAACATAAACCTTATGTGTTGAATATCTTATTATTTATCATAGTAGAATACTCGTTAGCAAATATAGCAATTCTATTGCTAACTTGAGTAATTCTAGTCATAGCATCTTGATTATTGTAAACGATGTTTATGACATTATCCGCAATTTCTTTTATCCACTCTTCATTTAGTTTTGTAGCAACATTTACTTCTTTTATTTCAAACGCTGAAAGTGAAGAATATAATTTATAATATTCAGAATTAACTAACTTATGAATGTTATCTACAATTAATTCTCTATTATCTTCGATATTATTATGAACTATAACATTAGCAACAGATTGCATTATTCTAAATGCCATTCCTGCAAAACCCATAGTTATAGCACTTTCACATTGTCGAAGTTCCTTTCTTTCAGCATCTTTTAAAGTTTTGTCAAGTACGCTATTAAGTTTAACTATATTCGCAGTATTTTCTTTAAGGGCAGATGCCATTTCAAGTAATGGCTTATTCTTTTGTTTAGCTTTAAAATATTCTACAAGTTTAATAATTAAAGTGTAACAAACAAAAACTGCACTACAAATAGCTGCTGAAATATAAGAGGAATTACGAATGCTTTCATTTACAATATCATTAATTGTTTGAAAATCATTCATAATTTAAAGAAAAGCATCACCCTCAATTACCTCCCCCGTAAAAGAAGGTGATGCAATATCTCATTAAGCAATTTACTAACCAGCTTCCTCAATAGCCGCTGCTGTATTAGCAGCAGTTACATTATCCATATAATTACCCTCAGGAAGAATAGCAGCAATTGCACTAGCAGCAGTTGCACCAACAGGTACAGCTACATGAACAATCTGCCATACTCGCTCATCACGAGTCTTAGCACTATCACGACCTACACGGAAACGCAGAGTATATACATTATAAGTAGTATCTTCTACAGTTTCAGGATAATTAGGATAAATGGTATCACCGTCACGATAAACATCAGTAAAGCCTTTACCAGCAGCACAACGAGAAGCCAAGTCTTGAATATCAGCCTTATCACCAATAGCTTTCCTACCAATGGTATAAGTAATACTAGTTGAAGTATAACCAGTTACAAAACCACTAGAGGTAGTAGTAGTCTTAGTTTCATTATTAAGACCTTCAAGACAATCAATAAACTTAACTTCCCAATCTTCACCATAATTGTCACAAGTAACAATTACATGAGTACTGCTAACAGTAGCAGTAAACGGGAAAAGCTCATTGTGCTTATCATTAATAGCTTTTGCCAAAGCAGTTGCTACAACGCTTGCAGAATCAGACTGACTGGCAACTTGTACAGTCCAAGTATTACGCTCATGAGGTACAGCACCTTTCTTAATGAATACTACACCATATTCGTTAATAGGGCTAATAACCCTGGAAGTAGTAGGAATAAGTTCAGTCACATCTGCAGGGTCAGGAACTGCAAATTCAATACTCATTCTAGTTGCAGCTACAGGAACACTCTTAACAATACTCAAAGTCCTAATATCAACTTCAGAAATAAGGAAAGGAATTTGATTATTGGGGCGACCAAGAGCAATGCTGAAATTCTTATTAGCAACACCACTAATCGGAGTGCTAACTCCAGGATATACAAAGCTAATAGCACCAGGCTTAAGACCACTCAAATCCAAACCTGTAACACTACCAGAAGGATTCTTTGCGTTAAGAGCAGCAGTACTATTTACAATCAATAATTGTTTCATTTCAGTTTAATTAATTTATTGAACATAACCTTCATTATCAGGACGAACATTATTTCTACCTACTTCACGTTGTTGAGCTTGTTGCTGTTGTTGATTAGCATATAGACTTCCTTGAATAGCTACTCTATACAAATCTACTGCATGTTTAAGAATATCTACATGACAATAATCAGGAAGATTGCAATTAACACTAGTTCCTTCTTGTATATCTTCTAAATATTCTACTTTATTAGGTTTCTTAATAATATTAACTCTAAGCAGAGTTGGAGTTAAATTTAACTTTTTAGCACCTAAATACAAATCTAATTTTCCACCAGATATAGTAGCAATAGGACTTCTATATTTAGGACCTAAAATATAATCTTGTAAAGTATCAGCAAGATACATTGTATCTATTGTTCTAACAGGATACCAATTAGTATAATTAGTTTTATTTGTATCTTTGTAATATTTTATAGAACAATCTATATAATACATCATATCTTTATTTGTTTCTAGATTGTGAATAAAATCATTACAACTAAATATACTTAAAGTATCATCTACTGGTTCAATAGCAAGACTTTCACCTATTTGTAATTCAACATCGTCAACAAGTGTTCGTAAAGCATTAATCTGACCAAGTTTAGAATTATCAGTAATTATTCTATCATTGGTCAGACCAATGTTTGTACGAATAATCTCATTAACATAATCAGAAATGCTCGTATTGATAACAATATCTATTTGCTCTGGAAGTATGGCGCGAACATTTTGCATACCCATTTGCTGAGCATACTGTCTAAACCATACGTGCATTTCAGGTAACGTCATCTATTATGAAAGTTTAAATAAGTTTAAGTTTATTCTCGTAAGCAGTACGTATATCTTTATTTTCAGGATTCTCAAACCAAGCAATAGCTTGATTCATATTAGAACCAATAAAGGTACCATCTGCTGTAGAAATTTGTTGATTGTACTCAGAACGTACAAGTTCACCACGAGTAATAAGAGTTTCAATGAATGCTTTAAGTTCAATAGTTTTGTCTTCAACAAGTTTATTAAACTTATCAGGATTACTATTAACAAAATCAATCATAATAGCAACCTTTTCATCTCTACCCTTAAGAAGTGCTTCAGAAAGGTTATCATTACGTAGCATTGTAATTTGAACAAATACAGCATTAAACTTAGCATCTGTACCATTAAGTTCAACAAAGTTACGCATTGCTTTCTCTTTCTGCTTAACTAACTTCTTCTGCTTTTCTGCTTCCTTAGCTTCGTCTTTAATATAGAAACGAATAGTAGGGTCAGAATTAATAAAAGCTGTATCTTTAGCTACGTCATTATAAAGAAGACAATGACGATACATAAGATATTCCTCAAGGTTTTGAGGATGTCCAAGTTTAAACTTAGAACTTTCAAGAGTATTAAGAGCGTCAATTTTACGTCTAAGAGCTTCTTTTAGCCTAGCAGTATTTGCTCTATCTACCTTGTCATAATCTGCATTAATCTTATCTTCTTTAGCTTGAACAGCAAGATAATCACGCTTTTTATTGTAGATAAAAGTAGTATTAAGTCTTACTTCTTCTTCGTTTACAGTAAACTGTATATTACTGAGCCACGCTTTAACACGTGTAATAAAATCAGGGTTAGTAGGAGAAATTCCTATAAGAGCAGGGAAATAAGTATTAACTTCTTCTGCATTGGAAGAGAGAATTTGAGTTGAACGAATAGAAGAACCGATAGTTTCTTTCTTATGACCAAGAACCTTCATATTAACTCTACGATAATTAGAGTAATTATGAACAGGACTAATAGTCACAAATCGTTCATCAATATATTCTTTATCCAATTCGGTATCCTCAATAGGAGCAGTTACCTTATTCGAATTGTCAGCCACACTCTCCTTAGCTGCTTCAGCAGCACCATTAGGTTTATTAAGTGATGTATTCAGATTACCCATATTATTAATTTATTTTAGAGGACGCACTTCAGCTGCATCATCTTGGTTGCATTATTAACTTGCAGACCATAGCTGTTCTTAATCTCATAACGAGACATATCAATCTCAGTACCAAGACTGTTAGCAGGTACACTACCCCAAGATGCAGGAATAGGAGTAAGACCTTTAAGAACACCCTGCAAGTAAACTTGACCTTTCATACGAACCTTGCGAACGTTACGAGTTCCTTCATAAGTACTCATATCAAGCAGGAAAGCTTGGTGAGAACTCATAGGACGACCGCTCCTAGGATGGATGTTACCATTAGACTTATCGTTGTCTGCAAGAGTACCACGGTCAAGGAAAGGAAGATGTTGAACAGTAATTACATGATTGTCAACAGTCTTATAACGACGGAAATACTTACCATAAGAAAGACCACCATTAAAGTCTTCAATCATCTTATCACCAAGAGGAGTAACAAAACCTTCAGAACGTGCTTCATTGCGAATAGCAGTATCAAAGTCCTCCATGAAACCTTTACCACCCATAAGAACAACCTCCATTGAACCAGTATCAGTGTCTTTATCAAGAACATCACCGATAGTACGCTCAATCTTATTAAGAGTCAGATACTCACCATAAGTATCATAGTTGCTCTCACGACAAATCTGCATCATACCTGCAGTGTGGGGAATAGGCTGACCATTATCAGGATCAATCAGAGTAACTTCACCATTTTCAGTTCTGTTATATTCAGCAAGCCACAGACGCTCTTCATCCATGATACGCATCTGAATATCATGCTGACGCTGCTCTTCGTTAATCCAAAGATTAGTAGTACCACCACCCTTTGTCTTAAACTCATAAGTAACAACAACGTTGCTAATATTACCAGCAATCTCCCAGCTATAACGATGATACTCAAGTTGAGATGTCATCTTACCAGGTCCCATAGTATTCATTCGGTTACCCTTTGAATACGAAGCACTGATAGTAGGAGCAGTCATTGTCCAATACTTACCTGTAGCAAGGTTAGAAAGGTCTACATAACTATTAGGATTAGGACTAGTCAGTTTAAGACGATAAAGGAAACCTCCATGAGGACCTTCACCCATATCCTTCATAATACGAACTTGAGTTACACCATCAGGAGCCATCAAACCATATTGCTCAATAAGCCAATGAGTAGCAAACTCAACTTCAAACATTGCACCACCCTTACCAGGAGTAGTATTAGTAAGGTCAAACCAAACTACATAATCGTTATAACGAGAACGACCCATAGTTTTCCATGTCCACTGCTCAGTAGTAATATCAATTACACCTGCACTACCTTGACCTTCAGTAAGGAAAGTAAGAGGGAATCTATCATCATCCATACCATACGTATACGTAAGAGTATTGTTAATCTCTTCAGGATGCGTAAGTGCAAGATGTGCAATAGTTTCCTCATTTGAATAACCACGGTCATCAAAATTACCGCGAGATACTTCTCTAAGTTTGTACATAATTCAAATAATAATTAGATAAATTTAATTAGTTTAATCAAAGAGAATATCATCGGACTTAACTTTGCTTGACTTTGGCTTATTGACTTTAATTGTTCTAGCATTACGCTGTTGTTTAGATTTAATGACAAGTTTACGAACTTTTTCTTCATTAACTGCCATATTCACTAAATCTTTGTAACTACCACCAGTGAACATAAGCCACGCATCGAGAAGTTCTCTATTAAGAGCTTCTTCATTAGATAGATTATCTAAATCTCTCTGATATCCTGTCATACGATTACCATCTTCTCCTTCTCTAGCTACTGCTACATAGTTATAGAAATCATTCGGAGTAAGAGTAACTTTCTGACCATTAATAGTTTTAACGAAACTTTCAGGAAGTTTATAACCACCAATAACTCGCTTATTGATAGCATCATTAACACCCTGCCAATACTTTTTAATATCTGCTTCTTCTTGTTGACGAGCAGCCTCTGCTCTTTGTTCAATTTCTTTACGATAAGCTTGGTCTTTACCAACAAGTGCTTGTAACTGATTTTTAGCTTCATCATACAGAGAACCAGAATCCTGCAGATATTTAATATAAGTTTCACTAAGAGAATCATTACCAAACTCCTTTGCAGCCATGCGAATAACAGCTTTAAGTTGTTCAGGATTGTCCTTATCAAGCTGAATACCTGACCTATCAGGTATATCACCAAAGCCTCTAGGAGTTCCAGTAAGTTTTACATAATCAATAAATTGTTTAAGAAGAGGATTATCATTAAACAACTTATTGATAGTACCTTGTTGAATTTCATTAGACTTCAGAGCAATAACAGATTCTACATAACTACGAACACCAGCAGGGGTATTCTCGAAATCCATAGCTTTGCCATTCTCATCCGTAACATCAATTCCAACAGCTTCTCTAATTGCATCAATAGACAGTTCGCCATTCTCATCTGTATCAACGGCATTGTTTTCATCAAGCCAAGATTGAACATCTTTTGCTTCTTTAAACACATTACCTTCAGAATCTACAATGTCACCATTTTCAGCTACAGTATAAGTATTGCCATCAAACTCAATTTGAGTTCCAACTTCCAAACCTTGAGGTTCATTAGCATTACCTTCATTTGGTTCAGCATTATCGCCTTCAGGTTCTTGAGGAGGTACTTGAGGAGGTTGATTTTCATTACTTTTACCTGTAACATCTTCAATGGCACCACCATCTAAAGATGTTTTATCTTCTTGATTGGCAGGATTAGGTTCGGCGTTACCTGCTGATTGAACACCAGCACCGCCTTCAAAATCAATATCTTTTCCTTCCATACTTATAAGTTTGTCTTTATATTTATTACTATATTAGCTTTAGTTGCTACAAAAATACTACTTTTAATCTTACTACCAAAATTTTTAACAATAATTTAATCATTATTTTTATCCTTTACAATAATATAATAATGTATAATACAACTACTGTTAATGTTTATAGGTCGAGTAGGTCTTAGACCTATTCATATCCTTCTTTTATGGGGGAGTTCACTTGCTAAAATTGAAAATTTGCTACCTAGCGTTGCGCCTGCTGCATTTTAATATGTTAGTAATATAGTTATTCATCTAACCATATAACCACGTCCATAAAAGAAATGTGATTATTACATAAAAGAAGTAGTGACTATCATTAAGATAATCACTACCTAGATATTGAACACCTCCTTTACTAATGGTTCCACTTTCTAGCATTAATTGCAAATGTTGCTCTCTTTCTAGTTAGAGGATTTGGACTATGCTTAAGTTGTTCTGCTGTTTTACCAGTTCTTCGCATAGTTTCTGTAAATTTACCTCTATTCTCAGGTTTAATATGAATACCTCCATATTTTAAACTTCTTCTTTTAGGAGTTACTGTAACTGTAGGAAGTCTAAAACTTCCATTCCAATAACTAAGTTCCGGAGTTCCACCATTGTCTACATTAGCACCCAAATAATCATCAGTATCATCAAGGTGTCTTGCTGTATATGGACTATGATTAAACACCCAAGTACCGTCAGGATATTCAACCCAAGTACCTCCAGGTGTAGCATTGTTAGAATATTTACTTTCAGTACTAAATGTAGGATGTGTAGGTAACTTATAAGTATCAGGAAAATGAGTACCTAAAATAGCAGCATTCCATGCTGTAGCAGGATATTCTCTAAACAAACCTTCATAATCATAAGTACGTTCACCTATATCGTCAGTTTGCCATTTTTGTTTTAATAGTCTTTTAAAACTATTAAAACCTGGAGTTTCATCTAATCTTCTTGGCATTGTTCTTTATCTATTATCTGTTTAACTTCAGGGATATCTTTCATCTTATCAATAGCCTTGTGAACTAAATCTTTTGGAGCACCAATACACTGTGCAATAATATCCTCAAAAGTAAGTTCTTTATCTTTACTTGTCATATTTGTTTTTATTAGTTCTAGCTATCTTTAGTTGATTTTCCATTTGCTCACGTTTAACTTGTCTATCAGCAGCTTTATTATACATATCTGCATTAAACTTATTTTGTTCAAGAGCAAGTTTCTGACGAGCAAGTTGAGTCTTATTATCTTCAGCTAATTGTTGAAGTCGCATACGAGCTGCATCATTTTCAGCACCTGTAGTATCTGTAGGTTCCATAAGTGCCATATTAACATCAATGTTTTTAAGTTGCATCTCATAATAATACTTGAGTTCTTCAGTCTTTCTATCTTCTTCACCCTTAGCTTGAATCTCAGCAATCTTAGATTGCAACTCTTCTTGTTTAAGCATCTGTTCTGCTTGTTGCATCTCATTCTCATGCTGGCGTTTCAACTCCATGAACTTGTTTACTAAGTCTTTTATTTGAGTTACATTGTTACCAGTAATAGCCGCAATAGCCATGTCAAGGTCACCATTTTGTGCAGCACTAAAAGCCCATTGTTTAAGTTGTTCGAGTTTTTCAATTTCTTTTTGGTCATTCTTAACCATACAAGCATAATCACCAAAAATAAAACTATCAACATCAAGACTAACATAACGTTGCTGATACTTATCATCAAAGAAAGAAGTCTGAAGTCCATCAATATATGCAAGTTTAGCAAAGTCAATATCACGTTGATAATCACGCTTACGCATCTCATCAAACATAGTGACAATAATCACACTACCCATAGATGAACGAGTAACAGCTTCTTGTGTTACAGCATTACCAGCAGATTGTGCAATCTCACCATAACGTTGCATATTCATGTCAACCATCTCACGAGCTTCAAGTTTAACTTGCTCAATCAGATTAGTTAATTGCGTGATATAATCTCCAAGACTAGCATTAAGCATACGAATATTAGCCATCTTCTGAGAATTAGCATCTTCGGAATCATCTACAAGAAGAACACCATCAGCTGCCATCTTATAGATTTTATCTTCAGTATCACTAGCAATAAGAGATTCAGGAAGAAGAAGTACTAACATTTTGTTCTTGGCGATTACCATTTCTCTATGATATGCAAAAATATTACGCATAATTTGATAAGGAGTGATAAGTTTGATAATACTAAACTTACCCATCAAAGGAAGAACTTCTTGAATACCGTTGTAAGGTAACTTGCCATCTCTTTGATAAGCAATAGGTCTAGCTTTAATAGGATATACACCATTATACCTAGTACCTATACGATAACCTTCATATACTTGAGGTTCATATGCCCACTCGATATTAATATCTCCAGCTTCTGGATTAAGTTGATAATCTTCATCAACAATACGTTGTGACTGCATACCAATCTCATTAATATAAGTAAGAATACCTTGCTTAGCTTCACCTCGCCATACTACGTGCCATACTTCAAAAAGATTGTTATTATCAGCATGAATAGCAGCACTTTCTTTCTTGAATAGTTCACGTTCTTCTTTAGTAAACTTTTCACAAGCACTAGGAAAACTTTCAAAATATTGGTTATATAGAAATTGAGTACGACTACTATATCCCCTTCCATTATCATAATACTTCTCAAGAAATGCTCTATCTTCTTTACTAAGAACTTCATCAAACATATCCATTATTTGAGAATATGAAAGAAGCATACGTCTAGCAAACATATCATGGTCTTCAACAAAGAAGTTAGCATTAGGAATAGGATATGCTTCTAGAACAGGTACATGTTCTTTATAAAGTTGTTCTCCTCTAATATCGGTATAAGTGTAACATTCACCTAAAGCACAATAATTAAAGAAAGAAGAAAGATAAAGAGTTGCATCTTGAGTTACACTACGAATAAAGTCAAGTAAATCTTGTGCTTGTTTACTCTCTTCATCAATATACTTTTCATTAAAATCTCGAATAAACTCTTCAGGGTCTGGCATAGCATCCTGTGGATTAATAGGTTGCTGTTGACCATCAGGACTCTGTTGAGCTTGTTGCTGCTGCATTTCTTGCAAACGTCTTTCAACTTCTGCTTTAAATGCTTGTTCAGCAAGTTGACCTATAGCTTCTCGCAACTTAGCTTGTTTCTTAATAACAACTTCTGGATTACAAGCAGCTACAGTAAATTCATGAACACCTTTAAAGTACTCTGAAACATAACGTCTAATAATATCAGACATAATATCAAAGTTTCGCATAGTAGCAGGAAACCTTGTAAAACGCTCATTAGCACTATTATAAGGATTCAACGTTTTCTTATAAAACTCGTTTGGTATATCGCCATGAAGAATATTAAGTTGTGTTTCAGTAGAACTTCTATCGTTCATAGACATTCCCATTGCAATAACATAATCAATGCAATTTTGATACCAACTTTCTTTACATTTCTCAGCAGCACTAACACGTTGCCGAGGAAATTCACCATTATGACCTATTATATTGTAACCTAACATAGTTTTGTATTAATGCTATTTCTCTATCAGCTAAATATTTTAAATATTGTTTTCTTTGTTCAGCTTTTAAAGAATATACTTTACCATTAACTATAAATTTAGCTTGCATACTAGTATATTATAGCCTAACATATTATACTCGTTTTAAACTACGAACCCTACCACCAAGTTTAAATTTAAGTTCTCGTTGTAACATATCACTAGGTATATCTACTTCATACCAAGTATTACCTAATTTATCTGTTACATTTCTAACTTGTTGTCCTTTAAAAAGTTTATCAAACATTTTAGGAAAATCACTATACTTTTTTAATATAGTTTGATGTTCAGGTTTATAGGTTCTATCTTTACCTAATTGTTTCAATTCTTTAATTCTATCTTCAATATCTTTAGGTATTGGTGTTGCCTTAAGTCCATATTTGAATTTATTAGCTCTATCTGCTGCTTTAGAATAAGCGTCTAAAGCTTCTTTATATTCTGGTGTAAAATAATCTTTAGAATAACCTTCGATTTTAGCAGCAGTTTCAGGAGTAGGATAACGCATTAAAGATTTACCTCTTTCAGCACCATATAACATATTTTCCTGAAGTTGTCTCTGAAGATAATTATCGTGAACTCTATTTATTATAGGGTTATCTTCTAACATTTGAGATAATATAGATTCATGATATTCTATGTTTTTTCTTTGTCTTTCTATAGCCCCTTCAACATAATCTTCAGGATTTGCTTCCATCTTTGCTAATAATCTTTTATGTCCATTTATAAAGTCTTTATATCTATCTGGGTCATTAAGATATGCAGTAGTATTTGATCTATTTTCATTTAAATAAGGTTTGCTTAACGGTCTTTGTCCCCAATCACTTTGACTTTCCATTATGTGAAGCACATTAGGTTCATCATTTGTAACATATGTTCTACTATGACCCAAAGTATGCCCATTATAATGTTTACTATTACCAGCAATACCAGAAGATTCAAAACTAAACGTATTATAATCTGGCTTCTTTGCTAATAACATTTTTTTAAATTTATCATAAACCTCTGGATGGTCATATAAATAAAGTTCTCTAGCATCTATTTCACCAAATGCAAGAGGGTCATTAGGATTAAAATCTTTTAATTCATCCCAATATTTCTTAGGAATAGTTTCTGCTAAATAAGGTTCATCAATAGACTTATTAGATGTTAGACCAAGTTTTATAGCCCCATAATCTTCAAACTTAGTTTGAGGAACTCTAGTATACTTAGGAACTAATTCTTGAGCTTCACGCCTTAATGTATTATAATCTACAACCTTATTGTCACTGTGTTTATTCAGTACTTGTTTAAGTACATATTTATCAACTTTTGACGTATTAGGATTATCAATAACAGCTTTTACACTTTTTAAACTAATTGTACCAGCTTTAGAAAGTTGTTTTTCAAGAACATTTCCTCTTTGCAAAGAACCAATGTGATAACCAGGTAAAGTTTCAATACTATACGGACTATTAGCCGCAATACCGTAAACTTGACTTTCAGGATGAGCTAAAGCGTATCGCATATCTCTCCAACTGTTAGCTATATCTCTACCTACAAACTCTGCTAATTGAGTACCTTTACTTAAAGCAAAAGGTGCAACAATATCAACACCCAAAGCTTTACCAGGATTTCTCATACTCCAACTATCACTTAGATAAGGAGCAGCTAAAACATCTGTTAAATTATTAACTTGACCATTTTTAATAGCTGCTGCCATATCCACATAAGTACTAGACATAATAGGTTTAAATAAACTACCCACTACAGCAGCAGCCTCTTCTTTAGCTGCTTCTTGCTTTGCTTTTTGAGATTCAATAGCATAAGCTCTATTAGCAGCTCTTCTTCCAGCAGGAGTTCTAGCAAAGGTATTCATAATCCTTTGCCCTCGCTCTACTTTAGCCTGATACTCTCTAGTTTCTTTTTCTCTTCTAGCAGGAGTATCTTGTCGTTTAACCTGAATCATACGATTAACAGGTCGAACAACATTAGCTGTATTATCTGCTGGAGCAGTATTATCTAGATATCTTTTTCTTCTTCTTTGTGCCATCGCTTTTACATGCTTCACCAATCCATTTTACAATATCCTCCCACCCATAACTTACATTAGTATCTATAGGCTGAGGATTTTTACACATATCATACATTCCCATATTAAAACCAATTTCGTTTTAAAATATGTTTTTTATCTCCACTATCTACAACTTTCTTTCTATGAGCAAGTTCTTTAGCTGCTTCTATATCAGAAAGTTTCCATTGAAGACCTCTAATAATCATTTCTGAAACTCTATCAAAGTTACCAATACTATTCCATTTCTTAAGTTCAAGAATAGTTTGATAATCATAAATAGTTTGAAATAATCTTTTAGGTCTACCAAGTTCATCTTTGCCAACTTCAGAATAAAGCATCTCTTTAAGCCAACGAAGACCTTCAAGTTTTTTAGGACCATCTCCAATTACAACACCATAGTCAGCTGTAACATGACCTTTAAGACTAGTATCCCAAACTTGTACTGGGTCTTTCATCAGATATTTAAGTGCTTTCCATTTTCTAAAGTTACTTACAGTTTCACCACGATTGACCTCAACACCAACAGTACCAATACAATTATAATATCTAGCAAGAAGATAACAAATTCTATCAGCCTCTTCTAGTTTTTCAGGTCTACCGTAGTAAGCTGCAACAAGAGCAGTTTTGAAACCATTGTAAATACAAGGGTTCATCCAAACTTTAATGCTATTATGAGAATGTTTATTAGTGATAAGTTTGTTATCTTTATTAACACCTACAGGGTCATAGCTGATACTATACATACCTGGAGGAATTCCCATAACTTCATTACCGTTCTTATCTCTATGAAGAAACTTTTGAGGACTAAACCATTTACGAATACAACCATGATGATGTTCATGACCTTTAATAGGTACACCTTCAATCCAATCAAAGTAATCAACATTGTGCCTACCGCCTTCAGCTGCAATACGAGCATTAGGCTTAAACTCAACCTTGTCCCCTTTGTCAATCAATACCCCATCAGTATAAAACTTAAAACTACTATCAGTTCTAAGTCTTTCTTCCCAAGCCATTAGTTCTTCACTACTAAAAAGATTTTCAGTAGTAGAACTAAAAGACTCTGAAGGCATATTAGCATATTGACCAAGATAGTTGATATAATCAGCAAATGTTTTAGAACTTTCTCTTTTAAGTTCTCGTTCATGATAAGCAACTTGAAGACCAACTTCTATATTAGAGTTGCCATCTTCATCCATCGCTTTCAGACCATCTATCTCACCTTGAAGTCCCCAGCAATATGGTTTAAAATATCCACAAAGTTCATTACGACAATCTTTATCCCAAACATTCTCAAAAGGCATAAAATGATATGACTTTGGAGAATAAAAGTTTTGTTCAAAAGTTTGCATATTTCCAGCTGTAGATGTACCCCAACCAATCATATTACCTGTAACATAACTACCAGTACGCATTGCAGGTTCAGTAACAGCCATGAACTCATCAAAGTTATCCATAGTAGAAATCTCCTCAGTCTTAACTTTCATAGCATCTTTACCAATAGCACAGTTAGGATTATTCATTGCACTAACTGAAAATAAAGCACTATCCCAAGACTTTGGAGATACAATACCATTAGGAAGTTTAAATCCTAATCTAAAGTTTTCTTTATCAGTAGAAAGAATACCTCGTCTAAAGAAAGTTTTAGTTTCATAAAAACGAAGATTATCAATAGTAAAATCAGTAAGACCACCTTTAACTGTCAGATACTTTTTATCAATAGCTACATGAATCTCAACTTTTTTAGGATTAAGATTCAAATCATTAGCACTATCTGCAGCCATAATATAAGAGAATCCACCACGACGAGTTTTATCTATAATTAGATGAAAACCATTTCGTACCGCAAATTCCATTATATGAAATGTCCAAAATTGAGCATCAATAAACTTACTAAAATCATACTTCTTTTCAGCAGTAGCAGAATGTTTACTAGCCTTCATAGACTTAGTATCTGCTTGCAGAATCATAGTATAATTAAGAAAGTTATAATGACTACCAGTAATTCTTACATCTTGAATTTTACCATTTCTTAGTAGACAAGGTGCACTAAAACCATGTTTACGTCTATATTCCTCTCTCTTTCTTAATTGCATATGAGGAATACTATCTTCTTTAAAGCGTGTATATACTTTATTGGCCCTATAAAAATCTGCCATTTCACTAAATAAATGAACATTGACAAACTTATCATTAGGGTTAATATTAAGAAGAAAACCTCCACTCTCTCCAATAAGAAACAAATCATCAGGGTCGTCGTAACCAGCATCTTTTGCATGTTGATAATGACTCTTATCTTCGTTTATATATTGAAGAAAAGGATACGTTCTAATATATTCCTCTACTGAATTATTCATAGCAATGCTAATATAAGTAGTAGTACTAGCACACCACTAGTTCCACCTGCTACATTTCTTTGTCTTTTATATTTCTTTGCTTGTTCTGTAATAACACTATTATCTTCTCTGAGTGCCACGATAGCAATTGAATCATTTTTGATAATTTCTTTAAGACTATTATTAATCTCTTTTTCATATCTAAGTTCAATCATCTTTGCGTTTGCAGCACGAAGGTCATCTACAGAAACTAGAACAGAATCATGTGGAACCTCCCCCGTAGAAGAAATCATTGCATTATTCTCTGACCAACTGCTTGAATAACTCAAGAGTACTATCATTATCAAGCTTAAGAACCTTTTCAATTTCTTCATTTTTAGTACTATCTATATACTTAATAACTATTTTTATACTATCATTAGTATTTAATATAGAATCTACATTTATATGTTGCAATTTATTATGCACAATTTTTTGTTCATATCTAGCTGTAAATATAACTACACCAAATAATAGTATAAGTGCACCAATAGCTTTAATTAATTCTTTCCAACCAACATTAGTTTCATTCATCTTACATCACTTTCATTAAGTAAAGTATAAGTAAAACTGTTACCATAAAGTTTTCTTTGATTTTCACAAAGATTCATAAACTTTTTAAAATCATTAGGGTCTCTGAAAACTTGGCAACCAGCAGAATAGGAATTGACAAAAGTAGCTTTAACAAATTCATTAGAACGATGAATATTGATGCCAAAAACGCCACTATCAATGCGAGTGGAATCCATATTATATGTATCATCTTTGTTCCCATCACGATATACTTTAATAGGTTTCTTTTGAACTAAAGCTTTATAATCACCTTTATGCTTTCCAATTTCCCAACATCCTCTATATTGACCTGGAACCAAAATAGCTGTACCTTTAGGATTAAGAATCTTTTTAGTCATATAATATATTCCAGGTTCAGTAGTAATAGAATATGTAACTCGTTGCCATTTACCTGTAGGAGTTTTATATATTATTATAAGTAAATCATCAAATAAATTAGTAACTTTATCTTTATTATCAGACCTTACTCCTATAATATTTAGATTATATTCACCTCTTGTGAAATAAGCATAACCTTTTTCTTTGAATATTTTTTCGTAATCAGCATAAGTACAAATACTATAAAAATTAGGTTTAATCATTACCAAATAATCTTAATTGTTTATCTTTTTTAGCTTCCAGTGCCTGAACTTCTAAACGTCTATCTTCAAAAACAGCATCTGCTTCATTACTTAGATAATTAATTTTATGCCATGTTACAGTTTCTTGTCCATTAGAGTCTACATGATAACCGTCTGCATCTCTATAAGGTTGTCCCCAACCATTTAGCTTAAACGGACTTGCAATATGACAAAGACCTAATCCTGTACAAGGTATCTCAAGAATACGTTCTGCCATTCTTGCATAAATGCTAAGTTGCATAGTATAATGAGAACCGTTACATTCAGGCAGATGATTAAGAGGAGGAAGCATTTTATTATACGTTCTAACCCATTCGTCTGTAAGTTGATTAGGTATAGTTGTTTTATCTTTTTTAAAATAACCACTTTCGAATTGTAAACCTCCACGATTAGTCTTATAATCAAGAATTACAAAGTCAGTTGGTCTATAAAGAAACAAATCAATAGTACCAGATAAAAGAATATTAGGCAAAAATACACCAATTTCGGAATATATAACATAACCTTTTTGTGTATAATAGTCAAATACTCTATAAATTTCATCATATCTATTTCCTGTAGCTTCTTTAAACTTATCAATATCCAAAGGCTTTGGAATCATTCTTGGAATATCAGCAACAGTTATGCAACGACCTTCAGTTTGTTGAAGGTATTTTATTGCTTCTTTAAACTGACTTACATCTTTGACTGCATCCTCTAAACCATTGTGAGTGGCAGTACCACGGTCACAAGCTTCATTTTTAATTCTGTCCCATTGACGCATAATCTCTTTTTCACTGACACCTTGCTCTCTAGCTTTTTTATGTGCCCAATACTTTGCGTCAAATTTAGGAGCATATTTACCAATAAGTGTAGTAACAGAAGTATATTCGTTACCACTATTATCAGTATATTTATGAGGACCTTCATCAAAGTAAAGGTAAGTATTTTGATATATCTCTTTCATTTAAACTTGATAATTTTCTGCATCCATACTACTAGAGACAATTCCACCACCTCTAGAAAGTTCAGTTTCTTTTTCATACATGAGGTTTTCTTTAGCATCTTCAAGACGCTTAATCATAGTAGGAAGTTCTTTACTTTGAGCATTTACTGCAGAAATAAGTCCAATAATTGTATCAACATCTTCTAGATTTACAGTAGTATTCAGTTTTTGGTTTAACAAACTATTCAACGTACTAATACTAAGATTAATATTATGAATACCTTGTAAAATATTTTCAACTGCTCTACCTGCCTCAGTGATGTTTTCTTCATAATATCTCTTAATAAGTCTAATAACAAGTGCATCAGGAATATAATCCTTTGGCAAATCAGCTTGTCCAATAGCCATTTTAAGAGCTTCAGGGTCACTAAGTCCAGCTTGTCTAGCCGGAGACTTAGGGTCACCAAGATAATAAATCACCATACATTCTTGAATGTATTTAGATTTATCTTTAGTTTTATCACGATTGTACAACTCTCTAATATCTCTATCAAGTAATTGACGAACATTAGGAGGAGTTGGCATACCATTATCGTCTATTGTTATCAGACTATCTATTATAAGATTTTTTCTACTCATAAGTATTATATTCTGTAGCAATAGTCATATTTCTAAGAGTAAAACATTTAACTCTAGCTAATTTATCACCATGCCTAACAGCTAATATTCTAAAGAATTTAATGTTTTTACCAATGAACTTACTAAGTTCATATTTATAAAATCTTTCTCTATCTTCACGTTTAACTGCATCTTTAGCAAATTCACGTCTAAATAAAAGATATTTATCAGCATCTAAATTCTCTTTAGCTTCAGCCATTAATTTTTGAGTATCTTCATCTAGAAAAGTTTGTACAATCTTAGGAATACGAAGATTACCTAAAAATGGTATGCCAGCCCAGCGACCTTCTTTAAGAAAGTTAGTTGCATCAATCTCACATCTTCTAACAATTTCTAAAGCGATTTCTTTATCGATTATATTATCATCAATACACTTTAGAACATCAGCTTTACGAAGTACAGTTACTTCGTAACCTTCAGGTGGAAAATTTCTAACTTCTGGCATTATTTACTCAATCTTGCTTATATTACCTCCCCCGTAAGAAAGGATATGATTAGCAGTCCCCTTCACTTCTCATACTAGTCTCAACATATTTTGTACTATCTACAACTTCAGCTTCTTTATAAATAGCTTTAATCTCGTTGTTAGGAATAATCTTAAACTCTACAAAGAAACATTGCTCGTTGCCGTAATTGTTATCATATCTTCTAGCTAGGTCGTTGTCACCATCAATAGCTCTAATAAAATAATCAAGGCTAAGAACATTTTGCGGAGCTGCAACATGATATGCAAGACTAAGAGAACTACTAGGAATAATAAGTTTATCTTTGCAGTCACCTGACTTAATGAAATCACTATCTGTTTTACCAGCTCTAATGAAAATAGGAACTACTCCAGCAGTTAAACCTTTTTGATTACGTTTACGAGAAACGATAATATCAAACAACTTCTCATGGTAAACAATACCAATAAGAGTATGATGTTCTGCAACTACCACATTTTTCGTAACATTGAATAGATAATCAGCATCAATTTCTTCTAGACTTGTAGGAAAATGAAAATTGAAATTAACCTTTGTGCCATTAACTAAAAAATCTTTCATAATTGTAATTTTAAAATGATTAATATTATTTATAACATTTACACTATCATTATTACTTGTGCTATCAAAGTTTCTAGAATATTACAAGAAACAAGTGATAGTCCTAATACTGGTGGCAAAGGTAATATAAATAATGTACCCGTACATTATAATAGGGTTTAAAAATGTTAAAATTAAGAATATTTAACTAAAGTTGTAGCACTTGTTGCAAGTGAAGTAGCAGGTGTTGTTCCAATATCATCAATTTCTTCTACGGGGGAGGTAGTTTAAACATCTCCATGATTATTACTACTAGCACTAGTATTTATAGGAATTAGTATAAGTTAAATAATCTTAAATATAATTAAATCACTTGCAAAAGTGCTAGAAATTGTGCTATATTTGCAGAAAATTCAAGTGTTGGTAGTAGTGTTAGTGATAATGCTAATAGTGATATATGCACACTTGGAAGTGTAATTATTAATAATATAATTATTAATTAATAATAAATTATAAATAATAATAAATATATTAAAATTAATAATAAATATAACAATAATATTAATAATATTAATAATGTTTTAGGTAAATGTAAAGAGGTAAAAGGTGTTTAATTAAATCTGTAAGCTAATAATACGAAAAAGAAACGTATTTATGTCCTTATTAGTTGTGAAACTAGTAAGGATTTTTTAATGCATAGAGAAATTGAAAGTAAAGGAAATATTACAAAGCATAATGTTTTAAGAGATTGAGGTAATGTTTGAAATATTGAAGTAAGTTGATTGAATGATGAAAAAGAAGATGATAAAATTTTGAGAATTGGGACTTTAATTGTGAGAGAGTAAGGTGGTATAAGTTGAATAAAAAGAGTAGATAATAAAATTCGAATTAGGGAAGTTATAAATGAGAGGGAGAGGCTATGTATGCAACTCCCCCGCCACGAAGTATAGAAGTCAATGGCCCCCGTCATGTCGCTCATCCCCAAACAAATCAAGCTCTTCCTCATCAAACTTTCATAAATGAAAGTTCTCTTCGTCGAGATGCTAATGCCCAAACGAATCAAGTTTTGCAGTTGGTAGTGACTTTACTCACTCAACCACACTAACTGTAGCCGCTGCAAGCAGTGGCTGAGCAATTAACCGCAGTAATGTTGGGAGAAGTATTACTGTTATAGTCAAACGCCTTTAAATCCCTACTATTATGGCAAAGACTAACGAGGAGATTTGCGCTGAACTCCGCAAAAATGGCGCTAAAAGTGTTACTAGCAGTATCAATCGTGCATCTGCACAAGTGTTGGCAGATTGGACTCGTGTTCGTATTGAACTTGATGCCAAGGTTCCTGCTTACATTCGTCAAGATGATGATTCCTACCAGTTGGGCGAAGACAATGTCCTGTTCATCTCGCTCTATGGTCTGCTCAATGGTCTACGTGACACCGAGTATGATGTTCTCATCGACCACCTGAAGAACAATCCCAAGGCTGTGAACATTCTGTTCAAGGACGCCAAGGCAGTGTTCATTCCCCAGATGGTGAAGGAAGGTGATGTTGATGCTGATGGCAACGTTGCTGACCACGATGCTATCTATTGGTACTGCGAGAGCGTGTCTTTCAGTGGTGTTGGTGAACAATGGGCACAAAAGACTGTGCTTGGTGTTCTTGGTATTCTCTGATGTTGAACTCGTGGGAGTGGTGACAGCACTCCCTTTTTCTATTCATCTTCAAACTGATACTACTATGACAATCACAATTAGTTTTTACATTCCTGCCGACAATGGCGGTTACTACGTTCGCTACATTGAAATTAACAATGCTCATTGGGCTCATGGATGTGACAAATATATTGACATTCGTGTTAGTAAAATTAGTCATTGGATTGTGTTTTCTTCTAATGTTCTTCCTGCTAATCCTGACTCTGGCACGCTTTATGATGTTGCTGACTTTGACAACATTGAGTTTAGAAAATCTCAACTTCCTGGTTGCCAAACTATTCGTATTAAAGATTTCTCACATTTTGATATTCACTGACATACTACTACCGCTGGTGCTACTCTTCGGAGTGGCACTGGTAGTAGTGTTTTACCTAGCTCATGCCCAAACAAAACAAGTTGGGCTTATTCCCAAACAAAACAAGAATTGCGTTCCTATCGAAATAGCACTTTAAGTGTTATAAGTGTTTAAAATGGTGAATGCCCGTAAAGTAGATTATAAATGTTCAAAAGAAAGGAGATATTATGTTTACAGTTCCTAGTTCTCGCAGAATTGATACTCATTTAAAGTATACAGTTAAAGTAATTAATGTAACTGCTGTTAATTGTATGCAAAATGCAATTACATACAGTCAAGTAAATCATTTAGATGAATGTGTTGCTGCTATTAAAGAGTATAGAGAAAGGTATTTGTCTAAAAATCCTGATTATGCTTTATTTGTTGAAATTACAACAACTATTGCATATCAAGATGTACGACTTGAGGCATTTTGGGTTGATGATTAAAGAGGAGTAAGTGATAGTGGAGGTGCCACTGCTCCTCTTCCTCTTATTTCTCTCACCTTTGCTCAAACTAATAACTTCATTAGTCCTACTTCTACTGCCAGTAATCTCACTTTCAGCCTTGCTAGTTTTCATACTACGCTTGATTATGATAGACTACTGGCAGTCTTTTAATTACTGCTAATAACTTTAAATACTTACAACAATGGATTTATCAAAACTTGGACAAATGTTAGACCTAGTTGGTCAAAATGATTTTAAATGTTCTTTAGTTGTTAATCTTAGAACACATAGAACTCAAGTTCTTATTGATACCAATGAATTAATTACAATTCATACTAATTGGAATCAAATGTGTACTCTAATTGATAATGCTGTTCACATCATTATAGCTAAGAAAGAATTTTCAAGAAAAGGCGACCAAATGTGGCATGAATATAAAGGTGATACTGTACTTACAGATTCTGATGTTCGTGTAGACAACGATATAGTTACAATTCTTTATTAACATTTTAATCTTACAACTATGAATATTCTTTGTGTTCGAGAGCATACTATAGAAAATGGCAAAGCACAAGTTAAAACTATTGCTACTTTTAATTTAGATGTTATTAAATCAGTACATGCTGAAGTCATTGGAGATAATATTACATCATTGTGTATTCAAACTATTGATGATATTGTTTATTATAATGATTCTGAAACAGCTTGTTATGATGTAAATTTTAGTTAATAGAAAACAAATAACTCAAGATATTAAAAAACTCAATAACTTTCCAAGACGTTGAGGACACTGTAGTTTCTTTGTTTATGGTAGTACTAGACCAATGATATAGACTAAGACGTTGAGGTTGATACAGCCAAGAGAGAACCA